AAGCGTTTGTCGTCATAGCCGCACCCCAGCCGTCCGAGCCGCAAGCCGCGGACCTAGACAGCATCAGACTCTTGGATGGGAATACAACCGCCCAGACGGAGATTCTCTCCTTCCCATCCTTTTCTCACTCCTTCCCATCCTTTTCTCAGCGCTAACCTACGGCCAGTCCGTCATAGAATGTTAGGATGTCTGGTGATGAAGCCAATCATTCTCCGCACAGTGATGATTCCAGCAATGCCGCTGGGCGGGTTCCGTTCCATACCCGCCGAAGTGGGGACCCCGTGCCCTCAATATCCCGTTTCTTCCCCGCGCCCACTAGAGCACCCTCAGCCAATGACGACATCCTACGACCTGACCCCGGAAGCTACGGAACCCTCGAATGGCGCCACCCTTGGGACAAAATGTCTTCCTTCAATACTGGTTGGGGCGGAGCCTGTGGGATCTGCAGCATAGGCGGTTGTCCGGCCTGAAGCAGTTCGTATCTGCGCACGGTCACAAACTTACTCGACAATCTACTGCTCTCGATCATTGCGTGTAGCAGGTCGTATTGCTGCGCAAGCGACGGAGGTTGCACCCCGGTCGGCGCTGACGCTGGCCCTTGCGCGAACCGCATAGACGCCAAGTCGCCGGCCGGATGAAAAATCTCCTGATTCTCAAATTCCGTCTCATACTCTTTGTAGAGTTCCCATATCTTGGCCTCCAAATCGGGCGGTAGGTCGGTCTTGACCTTCAGACCCAGATCTTCCTTGTGGCCTTACCCCCTCGAAGTATCCCACTGATAGGTTAGTGTCTGCCGGAAAGGAAGGCAGACATGAAACGCGCACGGTTTAGTGAGGAACAGATCATCGGCGTGTTGAAGGAGGCCGAGGCCGGAGCGAAAGTGACCGAGCTGTGCCGGCGCCATGGGATCTCGGACGCCACGTTCTACACCTGGCGCAACAAGTACGGCGGGCTGGAGGTCTCCGAGATGCGTAGGCTGCGCCAGCTCGAGGAGGAGAACCGGCGGCTCAAGGCGATCGTGGCAGACCAGGCGCTCGACCTTCGGGCGTTGAAAGACGTGTTGGCAAAAAACGGCTACGGCCCGCGGTGAAGCGAGAGATGGTGGTGGAGGTAATTTCCACGCACGGTCTGTCGCAGCGTCGCGCCTGCGGGCTGATCGGAATCACGCGACGCACCTTCAGGCGCGCGCCGGGACCGGATCGCAACCTTAAGCTGCGTGAGCGGCTGAAACAGTTAGCTGAGGAGCGGCGGCGCTGGGGATGTCCGATGCTCTATCGAATCATCCGGCGGGAAGGCTGGCGGGTGAACCACAAACGTATAGAGCGCATGTATCGCGAGGAAGGGCTGTCACTGCGCCGGCGCCGACGGCGCAAGCGACGGAGCCATCTGCGCGTAGTGCGGCCACGGCCGGCGGCGGCGAACCAAGCTTGGGCGCTCGATTTCGTTCACGACAGTCTGATGAGCGGCCGACGCTTCCGCGCCCTGGCGGTGATCGATGAATGGAGCCGCGAAAGCCTGGCGATCGAGGTGGACGTGTCGCTCACCGGCGAGCGCGTGACCAGAGTGTTGGATCGCCTGGGTCTCGAACGTGGCCTGCCGACGCTGATTCAGTCCGACAACGGCCCGGAGTTTACGGGTCGCGTGCTCGACCAATGGGCGTACGACAACCAGGTGCGGCTGCAGTTCATCGAGCCCGGCAAGCCGATCCAGAACGCGTTCATCGAATCATTCAACAGCCGGCTGCGCGACGAGTGCCTCAACGAGCACGTGTTCCTGAGCCTGGCGGAAGCGCGCGAGACCATCGAGGCGTGGCGGCTCGACTACAACCACCGCCGCCCGCACTCGAGCCTCGGCGCCTTGACGCCGGCCGAGTTCGCAGCGCTAAAAGAACGGGAAGTACAAACGCCCCAGGAGGGCGAAACAACCGACCGACTCTACTTATGAATGGCGGGAAACGCTCGGAGCGAAGGCTCGCGCGCTCTGGCTGCGTAGTTGCTCGCGCGATATCGTTCAAGCCGTTCGCGGGGTTCCTCGGGCCATCCGTACGTCATCGTCGGACCTCCTTGCGCGATCCGTACTGGTTGTCTCGCCAGACGATCGCGATCGTGACCAAAGACAGCAGAATGCCGAGCTTGACCGTGCCGTAGAGCAGCATCAGGCCGAGCGCGATGCCCGCTAGCCGAGCCAGCGCCGCGGAGTTCCGCCTGGCCCTTGCACCAGCGCGCGTAGGCTGTACACCGCGCCTTCAGCGCGCGGTACCCGTGCGCCTCGACCAGATGCTTGCGAAGCGCATATTCGCTGCTGCACGTTTCGTGACAGATCTTGCCGGAGCTTTCCGGCATGGCGCACGCTATCTTGAATTCCATGTTTTGCTCTCCTTAGGCCGCGACAAGCAGCTTGCCAAGCCGCCCTTCCGCCTCGAGCGCAAGGTCATTCTCTATCGCATGTGCAGCGTGTTGGCACGCAGCGCGGGCGACACGGGAAACTATTACGCGCAGCTACTCCAGGAGTTTTGGGGGCGCGCGCGGAAGCTCAACGAAACGAGCGGCTTCGGAAAAGTTGGGCAACAGCTTCTCGAGCGCGGGCCGCGCGGCGCGGACTGGCCGCCAGGCTGGCGCGGTGTGCTTGACGCAGCACCGCCCGGCGGGGAGGGGTTAGTTCCCCTCGCACTTTACGCACTCGAAGGACGCCCCCCTCCAGCGCCCCCACGGAGAGAATTCGCTGTTCTCCCCGTTGTCCCACCCGCACCAGCTGCAGACATCCCGCCCGTGCGGGATGTCCGGGCTGCACGCGAGGCTGCGCGCAGCCACGATGCGGCCTTCGTTGTCGCGGACGGCCTCGCCGATGGCGAGGACGTCCGTCCTCCCCGTCGACCACGCGGCGGTGGCGACGGGGAGGGAGACGATGAAATACGTGTCTTGCTCTGCCTCGGGCAGACCTTCGATCTGCCCAAACCTTTTGCTGATGACTGCGACGGGTTTGTCGCAGTCGACCACCACCACGCCTTCGTGCGTGGTGGTCTCCGTGAGCCTGGCGACCGTGCCGCTCGCGGGCACGGTCACCCGACTGGTTTTGCCCCACGCGGTGGACTCAAGGACCACCGCGTGCGGGGTGAGATTAATTAATTTTGACATACGCAACGCCCTCCCCGGAGGCGATGATCCGCCTCCTCTTGCTGACGCAGCTCTTCCTGGAGCTGCGCCTCCTCCGCCTCCGCCGCTGCCCGTTCCGCCGCCGCCTGCTCGGCGGCGCATGCGGGGCAGAGCGCGAAGTCGTGGTCTGTGTCGAATTCGCAATCGAAATTGCCCTCGCTGATGACTTTCCCGCACTCCAAGCAGTTGTGTTTGTGTGACATTGTCCTTCTCCTTTCGCGCTTTTTCGTTTCGATGCTACAAATATAGCACATATCGTATCGCTTGTCAAGGGGGTGGGCAAAAAAAATTTCATCGCGCATTTCGTCCTACTGCGCGTTGTTTTTGATTTTCTCGTCGCGCGCTCTGCGCAGCTCGTCGCGCGCGAGTCGCGCCAGTAGCGCGGCGAGCGTCTCGCGACGCTGGAGCGCGCGCACGCGCAACTCGCGATACTCGTCGCGCGTCAGCTCAATATACGTCTGTATGCTTGTGCGCATATACAACTTGTATCGTACTTACCGCCTTCGCGTCAAGTGTCAATCCGCCCTTCTCGCCTCGACCGCCTCGGGGTGCGCGGCGAGCCACGCTCGACACCGTGTCGATGCGCGGCGCTCTTTCGGCGCGAGAGTTGAATAGCACCCGTTCTGAACGGAAAGGATGCTGCGCAGTGAATATTGACGACCACGCGCCTCGAAATGCACGAGAATCGAGGGACGGACACAGGATAATAAATCCTGTGCACCGCAAAAACCGCAGTAAAATCAATAGGTTATAGCCGCTAAGCGCGGATTCGGCTAGGGATTTCGGCCCGCCGGCGGGCGCTCGCGGCCCCTGGCGCTCGACGATTTTGACCAGGCCGGACCCCCTTGGGGGGTTTTCGTTTCGCGCGAGCTGTGTGGCCGCTGGCTAGTTTTTCGCGTGGCCGCTGGCTAGTTTTTGGTGCGGTGTGGGTGTATAGGGATTTTACGGAAGACGGTCAACGGGAAGAATCAGGAAAACTGAGATGGAATTGCCGCAGGGGTACTTTTCGGGCGGGGATATTGAGAGTTATCGGGGGTTGTATGGTGGGGTGCCCGAGGGCGGGGTGGCCTGTGAGGTTGGGGCGTGGCGAGGGCGGAGTCTGTGTAGCGTGGCAGACATCGTGCGGGCGCGGAGGCTGACGGTGCATGTGGTGGACACGTTTGGGGATTTGCTGAGCGGGGACGGGCCGCCGGCGGAGTTTCCGGGGTTTTTGGCGGCGGTGGGGCGGTTTGGGATTTTGGACCGCCTGGTGGTGCATCCGTGTCGGTCGGTGGAGGCGGCGAAGCGGGAGCTGCCGTTTTTCGACCTGGTGTTCATTGACGCGGACCATTCGTACGAGGCGGTGTTGGCGGATGTGAGGGGGTACGGGGCGCGGGTGGCGCGTGGCGGGGTGTTGGCGGGGCATGACGAGGGGTACGAGAGCGTGCGGCGGGCACTGGCGGAGACGGTGGGGGAATGGGAGCGGCTGCCGGACAGCATTTGGGCGGTGAGGAACTTTCGGGGGCTGTCGAAGTGAATGGAATTACCGACGTCCGAGCAGATACGCGCGGTGCTGTATGCGGACCGAATGGTGTGGATGCGCGCGATGGTGGGGCTGGAGGCGCGGCAGCGGGCGCGCGCGATCGACTGGCACGGGGGCACGCCGAGCGACCGGACGTTCGAGAAGAAGCGTCGCATCATCGCGAAGGGGATACGGCGCGAGCAGGAGCGCGCGGAGCGCGCGCGGGCCGAGATTTCCGAGCTGGAGCGGGACGTTTTCGCGTTGGATGCGGATGGCGTGCGGCGTCTCGAAAAGGCGCGCGCGACGTTGGATTCGGCTGGCCGGCGCGAGAAGGCGCTTCGGCGGGAGTTGGTTCTGTTGGTTCGGCGCGAGTTGTGGGAACGGCTGAAATGGGTCAACGGCCAGCTCGGGCAAGTGAGCGACTGGCCGCGGGGGGAGCCGAGCGCCTTCAGCGACATCCTGAAGGGCACGGAGCCGCAGCCGGACGAGGATCCGGGCGGCTTGGGCGGCAGAATGGTGGAGATTCCCGTCGCGGCGATCCAGGACGAGCTGCTGCGGCGTGCGCGACTCGCGGAGGATTTGAACGACATCGTGGATGGTGACGGACAGGGCGGACTGCCGGTTCCCAAAAAGTTGCGGCTGCCGACGCTGCGGACGCGGGTGCCGCCGGAATGGCTCGGGGAGCAGCGCGGGCGGTACGCGAGGGCGCTGGAGCGATTCGCGGTCTATTACGTTCAGGAGGGGCGGCTCGAGGAGGCGGTGGAGATTTATACGCGGCTGCTGAAGTATGCGGCGGAGCAGCCGGCGCCGGCGCCGACGGCGGTGATACCGGGACAGGCGTTTCCCGTAAAGGACGTATCGACGCTGAGCGACGAGGAACTGGAGCGGCAGATGAAAAACGGAGGGACGGCGGATGTCGAATCTTAGCTTACTGATTTTGGTCATCGCGGTGGCTGCGGTCGCGGAACTCGCATACATCGCGTACTGGGTGCAGCGGCAGGCACAGGCGTTGAGCGACCTGATGCAGTTGTGGCCGGCGTTGCGCGCGCTCAATCGCGTGCTGGCGCCCGCCGCGGCGGAGATGATGCCTGAGAAGCCGGCGACCTTCGCGACCCCGCCGCCGCCGCAATCGCGCGAGCAGCCCGCCGTGCAATTTCCGCATGATGTGGCCGGAATGGGACGCGGCACGTTCCGCGAGCCCGCGCCGACGACGGACGAAGTGGCGGCAATCATGGAGCAGCTGAATGGCGGTAACGCCTGAGCAGCGCCGCTTCATGCAGATGCAGCGTTTACGGGCGAATAATCCGGCCTCGCGCCGCCGGCGTCGTCCGTGGGACGCGCGGCGTCCGGTTCTCGACATGCGCGAACATCGCTGGAGGCGATTCTGATGTATCTCACGCGCGGCAGGCTCGAAAGCATGAAGCAGCAGTCCTATGGGACGAAGGTGACGGTCACGCGTGTCAACCATTCGGTCTGGCTTACGCCGGAGCAACACCTGCAAGTCCGCCAGCTTGCGGCGGAGCGACACCTGAGCACCCACGAATACATCGAGTTTCTGCTGTTGCGGGAGCTGCGGACGCTCGACCGACACAAGAAAATGAGAGGGGTCGCGCTCAAGAATCTGGAAAAGGCGCACGCCGCGATGGAGGCCAAGCGGGCGGCGCGGGAAGCCGAAGAAGCGGCCAGTGCAACGGCGACGGTAGCGGCGGCGGCAGCGGAAAATGCGAACGGCGAATCGAGCGCAAGCTGAGCAGCAGCGTCTGCTTCAAGTCGCGCTCCGCAAAGAGTTCTATCGGCGCAATTTCGAGGCGTTCGCGCGCGAGCAAATCCGCATCCGCGGCAAGCGGCCCGGCGAGATTTGTTCGCTCGACATCACGCAGCGGCCGGCGCAGCTCGCATTCCACAAGAAGATCGAGGAGCAGGCGCGGACGCGCGGCTGGGTTCGCGGGCGCTGCGTCAAGGCCCGCCAGCAGGGACTTTCGACGTACTCGGAAAATCGGATGCTTCAGGGCGCGGTGCTGACGCGCAACTTCAACTCGCTGCTCATCGCGAACGACAAACCGACGACCGAGCTGATCTTCAACATCGCGCGTTTCGCCTACGACAATCTTCGACCGGACTACAAGCCGCTGACGCGATACGCCTCAAAGTCGGAGCTCGTTTTCGAGAATCCGAACCCCAAAAGCCGTCACATCGATCCCGGGAACAACTCGCGCATGACGTTCGCGGTCGCGAAGGAAGTAACCGGCACGGCGGCGACGCTCCAAGGGTTGCACACGAGCGAAACGTCGAAATGGCCGGAAAACGCCTGCACGATGCTGGAAAACACCTTGCTGCCAGCGCTTCATCTTGAACCAGGCACGATTCATCTCGACGAATCGACGGCGTTCTATCGCGGCAATTACTTTCGCGAAAAATGCGATGCGGCGCGCAGCGGTAAAACATCGTATTTTTTTCTGTTCGTGCCGTGGTGGTATGACCCGACGTATTCGGTCGCGCTCGACAAGGGTGAGAAGTTCAGACCGAACGCCGAGGAACGCGCGCTCATCAAGCTTGCGGCGCAAGGCACGAAGCAATGCGACGGGGGGCTGCCGCCGTGGGAGCTGACGTTTGAGCAGTTGAAGTGGCGCCGCATCACCATCGCGGACCGCGCCGACGGCGAGCGGCTGTTCGCACAAGAGTATCCACACCGCTACGAAGACGCCTGGGTGCGGATGGACGTGAACGTGTATCCGCTCGACGCGCTCGAACGCCAGGAGGCGAACATCCGACCGCCGAAATGGTACGCCGAATTGAAGCCGTCGCACGCCGGGAATGTCATCAAGCCGCAGTTGTTTAATGCGCTGCGCACCGATACCGAAATCGCCGCCGGTAAAGAGTACATCGCGATCTGGAAGGAGCCGCAGCCCGGTCGGCGGTACTATCTGGGCATCGACGTGAGCCTCGGCATCGAGGGACGCAACTGGTCGGTCGGCGAGGTTATTGATGGCGAAACGCGCGAGCAGGTCGCAGAAGCCCACATTCTCGTCGATCCCGACGACCTCGGCTGGCTGATGTTTTCGCTCGGCATGTACTACAACGAGGCGCAGATCAACACGGAGCTGACCGGGCCGGGCTACAACACAGACGCGCGCCTCAAGAAGAACGGATATCCGAACCTGTATTTCTGGAAGAATCGCGAGCGCGTCGCCCCGAAAATTACGAATCTGACCGGCTGGAAAACGTCGAACGAGTCCAAGCGATACCTCATCGGAGTCAGCCGGTCGCTGCTCAACCACGACGGCGTAATAATCCGCTCACAAGTGCTGCTGGACGAGCTTCGGGATTTCGTCGTTGCGCCGGGCTTCATTCAGGACCAGTATTACGCTGAGACTGGCGACGACGACGCCGTAATGGCGTGGAATTTCGCGCTGGTGGCGGCGGACGATGAAGACTTTGGGGATAATCTTCCGCAGGCGAAACAGCAGCGGGCCGATCCGACGGAGCAGCGACGGTTGCGAGAGCTGGAAGTCGCGAGAGCCATTGCGCAGGGAGACTGGGCGGTTGATAATTTCGAGCCAGGGAGCGGCGAGCACGACGGCTTGAGCGCGGCGGTGGGCTCGCTGAAAGGATGGGATTGACGGAAAAATGTCAAACAAATTCAAGTTCGACCCCGACATCGTAGCGGCCAACAGGCAGAAGACCGCTGCGTCGCCGCCGACCGAGGCGGAAGTCGCCGCCGCCGAGGCTGCGCCCGCAAAGGACTCCGATCTCGACGCAGCCGCCAAAAAGCTGCTGGAGCATATCTACGCGGCCGAACCCGCGTGGCGCGAGCGCGACGAAGCTTGCGCGGCGGAACACGGCATGGGGCCGGGCCAACGCGTTCTCAAGTACATCGCGATCATTCTCGATAACGGCCTTCAACTTCAGCTCATCAATGGATACGACGTGGGGCAGCCGGGCGAGAAAACGGCCGCCGATCCGCTCGCGGTCATGCACGGGCGATGTCCGGTTCCGCACGCCGACGGGCGCCCGCAGATTTTCCGGCGCGCGTACCCCGGTCAAGTGTGTTGCTCGAACGATTGCGCGAGCAAACATTTCCCGCCGACCGCTCCGAAGCAGGCGACGGAGTATCCCGAGGGATTCTTCAAGACCGCCGAGGAATGGTTCGAGGAATTGAATGGGCAGGAGCCGCCGCAGGCGCCGCAGCCGACGACCGGCGGACGCGACGCGGGGACGCCGACCGCAACAATCATACGTTGATGAGTACGACGGGGCCTATCGCACCTTGTTGTCGCTGACACAATAAAAAAATGGCCGCCCAGCGCGAAGTCACCCGCAGCTCTTACGTTCCGCAGGACTATGCCGCCCTCCTGAAGTTCTGCGAGAATCTGCACGCCGCCGCGATCTCCTACAAGGACCGTTGGACGCAGGGCTGGTCGCGCAACGCCGAAATCTACCGCGGTAACAACTGGGACACGAAGAAAGAAGGCAATCCGTTCTTCAAAACGAATCTGGCGCGCGCGAAACTCGACCGCAAAGCCGCGATGATGACGGCGGCCAAGCCCGAGATGAACGTGCTGCCGCTGCGCAACGGCCTCGCGCAGACCGCCGAACTTCTCCAGCGCACGATTCATGCGGGCTGGGACGCTTGGAACGTCCAGATGAAGCTTGAGCAGCTTTCGGCGTTCGTGCGTCCGTTCGGCTGCGCGTTTTTCAAAATCGTCTGGGACCGCTCCGCGCTTCACGGATTGGGCGACATTGCCATTGGCGAGATAGACCCGCGCGCGATCGCGCTCGACCCCTACACGCTGCGCGCCTACGGTATCGACAAAAGCCTCGTAATTATTCACGAGTCGGTCGTGCCGTTCAGCTGGGTCGCGGAGAATTTTCCGCGCACCTATCGCGACGTCCAGGATTTCAGCGCGCCGCCGCCGTCACTGCCGGAGCAGGAAGCCTCGCAGGGACGCCGCTGGTCGTCGCGGACCATCCGCAGCCCGCTCAACTACTATCTTGCCGGCATGCGCGGCGGCAGCGGCGAGCCGGGCGCGGTCAGCCCCATTCCCTACGTTCGGTTTCGCGAGTTCTGGTTTGCGGACCCGGCACACCAGGATGGCGAACCGCTTTATCCCGATGGTCGGGTGCTCTACATCGTCGGCAGCGGCAACAAAGCGACGATAATGAATCCGGCGCCCGAAGAGTCGCGGAACCCCTATTTTGACGGGCTGTGGGCCTTCGAGATGTACGACAATCGTCCCGACATCGACTCGCCTTGGGGCTCGTCGGAGGTCGAGGACGTGCGGCGCCTCGAAGAAGCCCTAAACCGCGCCGGCCACATGATGATGCGCTATCTCGTCAAGAACATTCCGTTCGTCGTGGCCGACACGGGCGCGCTTCCGCCGCAAGTGCTCGAACGTCTCAAGGATTTCGGCGACGCCATCATCAGCAAGATGCGCGGCCTCGAAGTCTCGCGCATTCCCGCCGAAAATCCGGTGCAGGTCGGTATCGCGTTTATCAATCTCGTGCAGCAACTGATGGATTCCGCCATCGGGATCGGCGATTCGCCGATTCGCGGGCAGGGGCGGGCGGAAGTGCGTTCGCTGTCGCTGCTGTTCGGGCTTGAGCAGAGCTCCCATCCGCTCGTGAACGCGCAAGCGCGCCGCTTGGAATCGTTCCTCGAGCGCGTCTTCACGAAAGTCATCTCGCGCATTTTTCAGTTCTATCGTGCAGACCGTTTTATTCCGTACATCGGCAACGACGGACGCGCCACAAGCTTTCACTTCGAGGCCGAAAAGTTACGCGGAGAAATCCGTAAGGCGGCGATCGAATCGGTTGCGGCGCGACTCAAGGACGACCGCGAAGCAAACATGCGGACGATTCGCGTGGCTATCGAGCAGGCATTGCGCGGGGCGTGGCGCGAGTTCAAATTCAAGATTGCGCCGTTGTCGTCGCTCTCGGCGGCTCGCGAAGCGCGCGGTCGCACACTCGCGCAGCTCGCGGAACTGGGATGGATTCCTTCTCGACTGGTGCTCGAAGAGGCCGGATTCTCGAACTGGCAGGATCTCGCTAAAGAAGCAGCCGAAGAAGCGATGATGCGTCAGCAACTTGGATTGCTGCCGCCGCCGGGCGCCCAGAAGTCGAAAAAGAAATAATTACCGCTCGAACATCCTGTCGATGTCGCTCGGTCTGACTCTCCACGACCGTCCGATTTTCGCGCCCTTCAGCTTTCCGCACTTCAGCAGTCGGCAGACAGTATCCTCGTTAAGGCCGATGATTGCGCCGACCTCTTTTGCCGACAGATACCGTTCCTGTCGTTGACTTCCCCGCATGAGCAAGTAATTACGTTGTTTTACCGAAGATTGTCAAGTCCGCTATTGCGGCGATAGTGATTTTTCCCGCAAAGCTTGAGGCATGGCAGCGATGCCTCCGGCCAGCGGGATTCCTCCAATGGGAGCGGGCGCCCCCCCGTCGCCCGCTCCTCCCCCTTCTGCGGCGCTCGCGATGATGCGTCCCCCGCAGAAGCCTGGCGGCGGCATGGGGCAGTCCATCATGCTGTTTCTGGCTGGCCTCGGCTTCCACAATTTCGCGAAGGCGGTAAAAGACCTGCGGCCCGAAAAGAGCGGCGACAAGAAGCCGCCCTCTCAGGCGCAGGGACTTCTTTCGATGCTTGGTGCTTCTCGCGGAGCACCGGGCCTTCCGGTTGGCGGCGCTGGCGGAACGCCCGCGCTGCTTGGCGATGCAAACCCTGGATTTCTCGCGCTGCTCGCAAAGCTGTATTCGGCGACCGGGCGGGGCGAAGGAGCTCTCTAATGGCAATGAGACGAGGCGGCGGCAACAAGCGCCGGATCACGGGTCGCGCTGGCACCTTCGCGGTCAAGGGCGTGATGGCGCGCAAGTATCCCGACGGGATGCGGCCCAACGAGGGCGAGCGCACGAAGATCCGCCGAACGCACCGCAAGTTCAAGGCTCAGTAGGAGGAGGCGACGATGGCCGAGGGCGGCGATTTCGTAATGCCGGACGATCTCAAGGGCAAGTCGCCCGAGGAGATTGCCAAGCAGTACCTCAACACCAAGACCGAGTTCGAGAAGTTCCGCAGCGAGTACGAGCCTCGCGCCAAGATGCTCGACGCCTATTCCAAGTACGGCAAGCCCGAGGAGATCGAGGAGCTGGTGAAGTGGGGTAAGACCTACGCGCCGCTCATCGAGAAGGTCGCCAAGGGCGAACTCAAAGTTCTCAACGACGCCGACTGGAAAGCCTACGAGGGGTTCGCCAAAAACGGGCGCGACAAGGTGGCGACGCAGTCGGCGGCCGACGACCCCGACGAGGCGATCTTCGCGCCGGTACGCGACAAGCTGCGCGACGAACTCACCGGCCTGACCAAGAAGCAGATCGAAGACGTCGCGAAGGGCTACGAGGCGCGCTTCAACCAGTCGGTGAAGGCGCTTCACGACCAGATGAACCTTTTTGCGCACGTTCTCGATCTCAAGTCGAAGTATCCAAACGTCGATTTCGACAAGGTGATCGCGGAGGGCGCAGACCTCGCGAAGCTGCCCGCCGATCAGCTTCTCGACAGGCTGGTTCAGTCGAGAATCAAAGAGGCGACCCTTGCCGAGGAAGTCGAGCGCCAGGTCGCCGCGAAGCTGGCCGAAAAGACCCAGCAGAACGACGAGAGCCGCGTGAAAGCCCTCCTCGACGGTCGCAGTGCCGGGACGCTGCCGCTGACGGCCCAGAAACCGGCCGACAGCGTGGCGAGCCTGGTCAAAGCGCTCGGTGCGAAATTTCCGGGGATTTGGGAGTCAATCCCCGTAATTTGACGGATATCTGTCAAATGAATCCACACAAAGCGAGCTGAACGATGGCGCTACCGTCCTACAACTTTCCAATATCGGACGTCTTCGCGACGACCTTCGATGCGGTTCTGCCCGAGGTCGTGGACTCGATCTACGGTCGTATTCCGTTGATCGGGTTGCTGTACTCGCGGTTCCGCGACGAGGACTACGGCGCGGCCGGCGAGCCGACGGTCGTGTTCGACGGCGGCGAGTACATCCGCGCGAACATCCTCTACAACAAGTTCCCGGCGGCCTCCTACGGCAAGGGTGACACCTTCTACACCGGATTCACCAACTTCCTGACCGCGATGGTGTTCCAGTGGAAGCGGGCCTACGCGCCGATCAACGTGGACGCGCTGGACCTCGCGAAAAACGCCGGTTCGCTCACGCAGATCATCAAGTATGATCGCGCGCTCGCGCAGAACGCCGCGATGTCGTTGGCCGACCAGCTCGACAGCATGTTCTTCGGCGACGGCACCGGAAACAACGGCAAGAACTTCGACGGGCTCGGCAACGGCGTGTCGGCGTCGGGCACCTACGGCGGCATCACGCGGTCCAGCACGGCGGGCGACCCCGGCAGCACCATCAAGGCCTACGTCAATTCGACGGGCGGTCCGTTTTCCTTCTCGATGGTCAACCAGGCGATGGCGAACGTGACGTTCGGCAAGATCAAGCCGGACCTCATCATCACGACGCTGGATATCTGGCAGAAGTGGTGGGCGCGCTCCCAGCCTTCTGAGCGCAACCAGCCCGGTCCGGTGCGTGACATCGGCTTCGACACTATCCGGTTCAACGGCGCCGAGGTCGTGGTCGATGACTACTGTCCGGCCAACACCATCTATCTGCTCAACACCGACTTCATCCAGCTCTGGATCATGAAGGGCTACGATTTCGTTCGTCGTGGCCGGACGCTCGGCAAAGACGGATTCGCGGTCTTCAACCAGGACGCCTACATCGACCAGTTCATCGTGTACGGCGACCTCATCGTAACCGGTCCGCGATTCCAGGCTGTCATCCAGAACGTTTCGTAACGCGAGGCATCCGCAATGGCAATCACGGCAACCTTGCTCAAGAACTCGGTCCCGGTGGTGGGGTATCTCTACAACATCACCGGACTGGCGAACGGCTCGAACGCAATCAGCGTCAGCGATTTTCCGCCGGATGGCGGATGGACCCCGTCGCACATCTGGTGCTTCCCGTACGACAACGCCTCGGGCGCCATTGCGTATGCGGACAACGCCTCGATCAACCAGAGCAACGGAGTGGTGAACTTCAACCTCTGGGTTTCGACCGCGCCGACCAGCGTGGACGTGCTGATTTTCTAAGGGGGTCGTTGTGGGCGCGATCACGGTCGCAGTCTCGAATACCACCGAGCCGGTTGATTACTTCGGCTCGCGCAAGGTCGTGTTCGGCACGATCACGATGTCGAGCAACTATCAGGCGGGCGGCGACACTTTCACGCTCAGCCAATTTGGCCTCGAAGAACTGAGCTACCTCGACATCGGGCCGACCGCAGTCAACGGAACGCCGAACTCGTACGTTCTGTCGGTCGCGTATCCGAATGCTACCGGCGGTGCGGCGAACGGCGCGATTCTCGCGTTCGGCAGCTCCAATACGAGCGGGGCGGCATTCCCGCAGGTCGCTAACAACACGGACCTGTCGGCGTACACCGCGCAATTCATGGCGATCGGATGGTAGAAGCGCACGACGATCAGAAAAACGTCGTTCTCGGCATTGCGGTGCCGAGCTACGGTCCGGGCCACGTCAGCGGCGGCGCGCTCCTCAAGCTCAGCCAGTCGAAGCGGCTCAAGGGCGTCGCGTTCTTCGAGATGACGGGCTCGATCCTTACGGCGTCGTTTAACACCTGCTGGTGTTGGGGGCTGAACGCGCGTAAGGCCGGCCTGACGCATTTCCTGCTGATGCACGCCGACATCAAACCCGAAAACATGGATCCGCCCTGGATCGACATCATGTTGGGCGAGATGGAGAAGGCGCAGGCCGATGTGCTTTCGGCCATCGTGCCAATCAAGGATGCCCGCGGCGTGACTTCGACCGCGCTCGACACGAACAAGTGGCATCCGGTCCGCATCACGCAGAAGCAGGCCAAGACGCTGCCCGTCACCTGGACTTGCGACCAGCTCCTGACGAATACCGGACTGATGCTCGTGGATTTCCGAAAGCCTTGGGTCGAGAAAGTCTGTTTCCACATCAACGACGAGATTTACGCCGACGAAAACGGCGAGTGGAAGCCGAGCTGCGAGCCCGAGGACTGGAATTTCGCGCGGCAGTGCCACGCGCTCGGACTCCGCGTGTTCGCGACGCGCGCGGTCGAGATCAACCACTTCGGCGCGCACGTCTGGAACAGCAAGAACGAGTGGGGCTGGGACATCGACGAGCAGAACACAGCCAAGAGCGAATTTCTGATCACCGGCGTCGATGGCTCGATGCAGATGGTCAGATTCGAGAATCCGAAAAAGGAGGTCGCAAATGGCGCGCAGGAGTCATAAGGCCCGTCGTCATCACGGCGGACGGCGTCGTCACCGTGGCAAGAAGCGGGAGATGTAGTCGCGCTGCGGCTACAGGTCACTAACGCCTTGCGTCGTGTTTACGGGGCAGGCGCGACCGGCCCCCAGGCTGACGTTCCTCCCGGCCTGGGGGCATTTTTTTAAAGCGATGAAGAAACTCATCCTGACTGCGACGACGGTTCTGGCGCTCGCCTTGCTGGCGTGGGGCGTGCGCGCGCAGTCGCCGCCGTCCACCGGCACTTCGACCTACCAAGCCAACAATCAGCTTCTCAACTCGCTTACGTCTCTGGCGAATCCGCCGTACGAGACGATACCTTTCGGCAACACTCAGTTCAGCTATTCGCTGTTGGTGCCGACCGGCGACGTAAGCTTGGTGTCGCCGGGGATTTTCCACATCATCGGCACGCATCTGACGGCGCAGACCTGCACGACCTCGCCCTGTGCGGTCACGTCGGCCATCGTCGATTGCAACGCGGCCACCGGACCGATCGCGGTCGATTTGCCGGCGTCCGGCGGACTGGGCGTTACTATTTACGTCTTTAAGACCGACAGCACGTCGAACGCCTGCACGATCACGCCGGCGGGCTCGGACAAGATTAACGGCGGCTCAAGCTTCGCGCTGAACATCCAGAACGCGGCAGCGACGCTGGTTGACGCGACGCTAGGCGACTGGTTGGTGAGCTCGGGGCCGCCCGGCAATCTCGCCATCACGAACACGCTCAACTTCAACAATTGGAGCGGGATCAACATCAACCAGCTCGATTTGAGCGTGTTGACCGCGCCGGCGCTTTCGGCGGGCGGAACGTGTACGGGCACCTGCACCACGACTTACACCTACGAGATCACTTGTGTCGGGGACGAGGGGGAGTCCGTACCGTCAGCGAGCCAGACGGTCACGAATGCGGCCAGCCTTTCGGCGAGCAACTTTAACACGTTGACGTGGACGGGGAACTCCGCGTGCCACGGCGGGTATAACGTGTACGGGCGGGTTGCGGGGTCGCTCGGGTTGCTCGCGACCGTCGGGACCGCGACCTACAAGGATACCGGGTCCGCAGCGCCAGGGGCCGCGCCGCCGACCATCAATACGACCGGACAGATAAGCGCCGGACGCATATCCGGTACGACGATTACGGCCTCAGCGCAAGTGAACACGCCGCAGATCGTGCTCCCCGGGTCGAGCTCGGGGCAGGCGACCTTGACGGTGCCCGCTGCGGCGGGGACTCCCACGTTTGAATTTCCGACGACGAACGGCAGTAGCGGCCAAATGCTTCAAACTGATGGCTCGGGGGTAACGTCTTGGGCCGCGCCGCCGTTGAGTTACGGATCGGTAAATCTGCAAGGTGCGAACGATGGCACGAATCCGACGACCACATTTGACGTGACGGCGGACCGGGTCATCACGATCAATCCCACCACTAAGGTCGCGACGCTGACTACTTCGTTCAGCGCAAACGACCTCGTCGTGGGCGCGCAAACGGGCTCGCAAGCGAACGGTCGCGATCAGGCGGCGGCCTTCGGGAACAACGTCTTTTTTCACCTGTACGCGATTACGGGCAGCGGGCAGCCGGCCGCGCTGCTGGCGTCCCTGACGGCGCCGCCGACCGGGCCGACGCTGCCGACGAACTACACCGCTTGGGCCTACCTCGGCACGTTTTTGACGGACGGCTCCGGCAATCTCCTGTCAATGTACGTTCGCGGCAACACGGTGTACTACCAGCAGAACCAGGCGCTACTGAACGCCGGTTCCGCGACGACTTCGACGAACGTCCCGATCGCATCCTTCGTGCCCTCGACGGCCACGCAATACGAGCTGTTCTACGGAGCGCTTTGGACGCCGGGGACGACCGGCGGCGACATGGCCGTCTATATCGCCTTGGTAAGCGGCACGCTGAACGTCTCGACGGCATTCTTCAACATTCGCGTTGCCGCGATCTCGAACGCGAATGCGGGCGGAACTTCGGGGTGGATCGAGCTGCCGTACATTTCCGGCGGTCCGTACTACAAGTGGGACTTAGGAACGACAAATACGACCGGGCAGGCGCTGTGGCTGCAAGTGCAGGGCTACCGAGTGCCGAACGGGGCGTCGTGATGAGGCGCGTCGCGCTAGCCCTATCGTTCGTCCTCGGGCTCGCTCCGACGGCTGCGGCGGCAACTCGGCTTGTTTGCCAAGTCTGGGGACAGCGTTCGTACCCCGAAGCACCGTATATCGGGCAGCATTCCAAGGTCGAGCGTCTGGTCGTTAACGACGACCTCACGCTGACGTTCGACGCCACCTACGACGGCCAAATTCTCGGGCAGCGTGGCAATATCTTTGTGCAAGGCCGCGGTGCGGGCTATCTCACGCCGGCGGGGGCGGCCGACGAATACTATCTGACTCTTCAGTACGAAAGCGTTTCTCGCGCAACGTGCGATATGTCAGACGGACGCGATTGCTCCTTCGCGCCCGCCGCGCCGTCTTCGCATCGCGAGTTTCACGTGTGCTTCGGGTCGCCAGTCTCTCGGCTGGTCTGCAATCAGGTTCGCGCGTACGACCCCGGCGTGGGCGCTCAAGCGCCCGCGGAAATCACGACTTGCGTGCCGTTCTAGGGGAGAACAATGCCGACCTTTAAGCAAGTCCGAAATCGCCTCAAAGTCCTAACGATGGGGCAGCTTGCGGACGCGGACATCGGCACGCTCGTCAACCAGGCGCTCGAGGAAGAAATCGAGTCGTGGCAGTGGTCGGCCCTGTTCAAGACCGGCGTCATCTGGGGCATTCCCGATAACGTCAATGGCGTCGTCAGCCTGACGAACGGCTCGAAGACCGTCGTTGGCTACGAGACGAATTTTCCGATGCCCGACAGCCTGCCGGACTACTGCCCGCCTGAGAACTGGGTTGTCATGCTGGGCTCGCAGTATATGCCGCTCAACGTCGAGCGTTTCGTGTCGCCGACCGAGCTTGAGCTTAGCGAGCCGTGGGGCGACGTGTCGCAAAGCAACGTCAATTTCGATCTGCGTCCGCAGTTTTATTCCGTTCCGGGCGGCGCGCAGGTTTACCTAGTTCGGCAAATCCTGCCAGTGCTGCCGGTGTCGCGCTTCATGCTGCACCTACTCGATCCCGCGCGGCTCGCCGGCACTTCAACGCCTTCGGTCGCATGGGCCATCGGCGGATACGACAACCAAGGCAACGTCAGGCTGGAGCTCTGGTTGCGCCCCGGCGGCGTGCAGTCCTTCGTGATCGAGTATCGCGAGCGGTTCAAGCCGCTCGTCGCCGATAACGACTGGCCGCAGATTCCCGTCAGTGTCCTCGAAAACAAGGCGCTCAGCTTGTGCTATCTGGCGCTGTACGCTTCGCAGGGGAGCGCCAATTGGATGAACGCCGCGCAGGCCGCCGACAAGCGTTACCAGGAGGAGCGGCAGCGCGCGATCAACGACGACATCGAACGGCAGGGCCAAAAGCAGGGACAGAACTATCGTCCCGGCTACGAAATCATCCAGCAGATCGACTTTGAAGGGCCGCCGGGCGCGCGGATTCTCTGATGGCGACTATCGCGTTCCGCAGCGCCGTCGAGGCGGATTTCAACACGGCGCAAAATTTCTGGAAGATCGACCAGCCCGCCGGCGTGCAGGTTGGCGACTTTCTCATTGCGGTGTTCGCAGCGCCGAGCGCGGGCGGCATCTGGTCGTCGCCCGGCTGGAATCAGGTTGACGCCTTCTCGACGGTCGATTCCACGCTGGCGGCAGCACAGAATCCCGCACCGATCAGCATCTCGTATGCGGTGTTTACGCATTTCGTGACGCCGGCGGACGACCCGCCTTACGTCTTTCCGGTGCTGAGCGCGCCAACGGCTGTCATCGGCGCCGCGCCGGGGTCGATTGCGGGCGTTGCGCTGACCGCAGCTTACGAGAATGTCAGCCAGGCGGTTGCCATTCGAAATCATTCGCTGCTGAATCTGCCGCCGCTAACGCTGTCGTTCAGCGCGTCGCAGCAAACCGAGACGGCGGGCCCGTTCAATCCCGTGTCATCGGCGGTCGTGCCCGACCTCTTTGCGAACGTTGCGGATTTCGAACTGGCAGTGCTGGCGACGCCCGGCTGGGCGAGCCTGACGGTGCCAACGGGTTATACTTCGCGACTCCAGACGGCCAACGGCAGCGGAATCGCGATTGCGCTCGCCGACATATCGGTGGTGTCATCGGGGCTGCAAACCGGCGCGGATTGGACCGGCACGACCATCCAGACGCCTCTCGTCACGCACGCGCTTTCGTTGTGGCCGGACAACGGTTACATCCCCAATCAGACTATCGATCTTTACACCTCGCTCGATCTGAACCCCGCCGAGTACGGCTATGTGTACTCGCAGGAGCCGCGAGTCATCGCGAATAGCGTCGGCTATCTGCTTCGAGTCTGGCCGGCGCACAAGGCGGGGCCGCGGTCGCTCTTTTCAACCGCACTCTACAGCCAGATCAAGCTACTGCTGACGCGGCCGGACGGCACGACCCAAAGCCAAGACCTGACGCTCGCGCCCGACGGCTATTACGCCTACTGCACGAGCGGCAGCGGCTGGTTTCCGTACACAGGACGCTACTACCTGCAACTTCAGCTTACGCGTACGAACGGCGCAGTTGAGTTTTCGAGCCAGATGTACCTTGAGGCGCAGCCGCAAGGGGGTCAGTGATGCCGCTGGCGGACATCATGGACCACCTTCAAAAGATGGCCGGAACGCCGGGGATTCCGACTGCCGACGAGGAAGCGTTGCAGGCACCGACCATCGATCCAGTCACGGGATTGGCGACCGGTGTAGTGTTCGGTCCGGCGACAGCCGCGCGAGTTGCTGCGCAGATGGCGCTCCTGCGGTTGATCGGTTCTCCGCTCGCGAACAACCGATATGGTCAGTACCTTGTGGATAACGGGACATTGGCGAGGACGCTAGAACCATTGCGGAAGCTTGGCGTCAATCAGTCATTGAAGATCACTGAGGACCAGACGCCGAAGTGGCTTCAGGCGCTCCAGCGAATCCTATACGGCGCCGGAGAGGCTGAGTAGTGCCGCGCGGGACCAAAACCGTCGAGATCGTGTCGCCGGTCGAGGGCGCTCGTTTCGACCTGCCAGCCCACAAGCTCAGCCCCGCAATGCTGGCGGCGGGGTCGTACAACGTCTTCTGCGACCAGACCGGCATGCTTCGCGTGCGCTCGGGCTACTCGTTGCTTGCGGACAGCAAGGCCGGACAACGGTTCACAGGCGGGATTAGCTGGGTTGGCGTGAATGGCGCGGTGCGGACGGTCGTGGCGGGACTGAATCGTTGGTGGAGCTATAGCGGCGGCGCGACCGGCACGATTACGGAGCTATCCGGCAATCTCAGCGGGTCGGCCGACCACTTCACGGAGTTCGCGGTCATTTTTGTCAATGGCACCGATACGCTCTATGCGGTGGACGGCCAAAACGGCCTGATTTCGTGGACGCCGGGAAGCGCGAGCATCACCCAGGTCGGAGGATTGCCCTTCGAGAACGCGATTGACATTTTCGTGCTCGCCAACCGGCTTGTGGTCGTCGGCACGACCGAGGGCGGCGTGTTCTATCCCAATCGCGTGCGCTGGTCGGCGTTCAATAATCCGACAAGTTTCCCGGTGCAGGCAGTCGCGGATCTCGTTGACCCTGGCAGCGGAATCGCGGCGGCGGTCCGTCTCGGCAACCTGAGCGCGTACATCTACATGGAGCAGAATCTGTGGCAGATGAACGCCCAGGTCGGCGACGACGCCAACGCCTTCGCGTTTCAAGAGTTTGCGTTGGGCGAGGGTGTCGTCGGGCCGGCCAGCACCGCCGCCATCGTCGCAATCGAAGGTACGCACTACTTCCTCGGTAATGACGGCCGCATCTGGACATTCAATGGGCTCGCCCCGCAGAACTTCGGCATTCCGATCCAGTCGTACGTTCTCGACAACATCAACTTTGCGAACATCGGGCGGTCCTTTGCGTTCTATTCCCCGTCCGACCGTCACGTTCGATTCCATTTCCCGACCACCGGCAGCGACCCCGATCAGGCAGTCTATTATTCGCTCGATTTCAATCGCTGGGAGCCGCCGGCGAAATACCAGCAAGCATTCACTTGCGGTTTCAGCGGGCCGTTCGGTGGGGCGACTTCGACCTATCGGCCAACCGCATTCATCGGCGATGGCTTAGGCAAGCTTTACGAGTACGACACCGACACCGGAGACAACGGCGCGCAGATTCCGTTTACAGCAGTTTGGGGGCCTCGGAGCACTGCATCGCTTGAAAAAATGCAGATTCAGGCCGTCGAGGCTTTCATAGAGCCGTCGAGCGCGAAGGACATCCTTACGTTTCGCGTGTACGGTCTGCGAACGCCCATCGGGAACATCGAAGACCTCAGTCCGGCCTACCTGATGTCCTACAAAGAAAGCGATTTTCAAGTAATTTCCGCGCCCGGCGTGGACGCCCCTGGCTCGACTTTCTACAACTGGATTCAAGTTGCGCTCAGCGGCACGTCGCCGGGGAGCCTTGCGTTTATTGGGGCTTACGTCCAGGTCAACGTCGTGAACAAGGGCGTCTATAACCTGACGGGCGAAGGGGTCGAATGATGGGCGTTCAAGCGCCATTGGGGCTCCCGCTGCCGGCGCCGCCGCGTCCGCAAGACCAAGCCGCCTACGAGGCCGTTCAGCAGGTCAGGTTCGTGCTCCAAAACAACTGGGGCGCGATGATGGCGCGATTCGTGACGCTCGGGATCTCCCAGGTTCAGTACGGAACGTTGACGTACCCCGCCAACACCGCCACGGAGAGCGCGACGTTTACGGCGCCGATGCCGGACAACACTTACGCACTTATCCTAGCGCCGATGGGGACTTTTTCTTCGGTAGCGAAAAATACCACTGGGTTTTCGGCCACGCTGAGCAGTCCGCCAGCAGGCAATCTCAGCGTCGATTGGGTGGCGATCCGATGATAACGCGAATTCGCGGAGACATCTTGGAAAGCTGGGGGCTATATCCGGCCTTTGAGAAGCGCGTGCTTGAGTACGCGAAGGAGGTCGGCGTCCCGCATCAGCCAGCGCTTCTTGCGACGGAACTTCGCCAGCGCTTTGCAATGACGCCGGTCGCGAGCGGCTATTGGCTATTCGGTGATGGCGACGGCGCGTTGCGGGCGCACGTTTGCTCGTGGCTCTCATACCAGCTCGGCGTGATGACGATTTTCGCGTTTCAGGCGCAAGGGTTGGTCGGCGAGGACCGGCACGCGTGGGCTGGCGAGCTCCGCGCGTGGATCGACGAAATCAACGCTTTCCGTGGGCGCGTGCCTTATATTCCGGCAGTCGCGCCGCTCAGCAGCATGGAATTTGTCGGTCCGGCGGATCCCGAAGTGTGGGCACGCTACTTGGCTCCGCTCGGCTTCACGCAGCCAAAGGCGCTTCATTTGATGCATTTCGAGGTCGAGCAGCCTTCGGCCGGGAAGCTGGCCGCGCCGTCCGACCGGCGAATTGTCGTGCCGTCGCTGCTGGCGGCAAGGAGAAACTGAAAAATGAGCTTCGGCGGCGGTTCGAGTTCGAGTTCGACCAGCCCCTCGGTCCCACCGGGCCTTGAAGGGCTGTTGAGCATGGCGAGCAATCAGTTCGCCTCGCTTTACGGTCTGCCGAGTCCGGGGCAGTTCATTCAGGATTACCCGCGTCAGGAGATTGCGCCGTTGACGTCCGACCAGTTGGCGCTCATCAACCAGTACGTCGGGTTGGGCGAGAATCCGTTTGCGCTGAATCCGTCGGAGCAGTCGGCCGCGAATGCCTACGGGCAGCTTGCATCCGGCGCGAATTACACGGTGCCCTATGGCGAAAAAATCTTTCAGGACATCACCGCGCCAACCGTCGAGTCTCAGATGGCGCTGGCGGGGCTGGGGAACTCCGGTGCGCTTGGCGAGAATCTGGCTATGGCTGGCGAGCTGATGGCGCTGCCGCTGGCCGAACAGGGAATCCAAGCGCAAGAAACAGGAGCCCAGGGGCTTCTCGGCGTCGGCAGCCAGCAGTTCAACCAAGGCATCATGAATCTCGCGAACGCGCTCCAGGCCGCCGGAATCCCGCAGCAGGAAGCGCAAGCCATCTTGAGCTCGCGGTACAACCAGCGGCTTGGGCAACTCATGGCGGGACTGGGCGAGGAGAACATGGTGGCGTCATGGCTACCGGCGCTCATCGGCCAGAATAGCAGCGGCAGTTCGTCGCTGACGGGATTCTCGTTGTTCCAATGAGCTTTCTGGCATCTCTTTTCGCATGGTTGGGGACTGGCGCGACCGCTGGCGCGACCGCCGGCGCGGCAGCAGGCGCGGCAAATCCCGCGCTGGCCGGGATGACGCTTGGCGACTTCGCGCAAACGGGCGCCGACAGCCTTGCGACACTCTCGCCGGGCGAGGTGAATACGCTCGCATCGCAGATCGGCGAAACGGCGGCTGGCGGGGGCGGCCCCAGTTCGTTTCTGCCGCAACTGCTTCAGCAACTCGCCGGGCATGGCGGCAGTGGAGAATCCGCGCCGACCGCGCCGACCGGCGTAATGCCGAATCTCCAATCGATCATTCAGTCCTCGTATCAGCGAGGACTTACTGGCGTGCCGATGGGCGTTCCGCCGATAGGGCTGCGAAATGGCTGACGACAGCACGCAGTTTCAGGAGCCGACCAGGTTTCAGGAGCCGACCAGCGCGGACATCCTCGGGCTCGTCGGATCGCTTTTCGGCGGACGCTCGCCGCTGGGGCGCCTTGCGAGCGCCGGTGCGGGCTTCATCGACAAGAGCGCGCGCGAAAAGTTCGAGCAGGCGAACCGTCCACGGATTCTTCAGGGATACGTCAATGAGGGCCTTCTGACGCCGGACGACGTGAACCGGATGCTGGGGTATTCGAGCGACGAGTTTTTGGCGATTCAGCCGAAGCTCGACGAGGCGGTGCTGCGGAAACGGGCGCAGAAGGCGGCGCCTCCGAAGCTACTGACGCATAGTGAAGTGTTCATGCAGAACGGCGTCCCTGGTCTGTTGGAAACGACTGGCGACCAAACCGTATTTAAGGCCTTTCCTAAAGGGACGGCGCTCCCGGAGCAGGCCAAGTTCGAAAATACGCCCATCGGCGCGTTGACGGGGCGGACGATGCTGACGCCGGGCGGCAAGCCGTGGCCCGATCCAAGGATGACTGTAGGCGAAGCGGCAAGGCGCGGCGGGATTCTTCTTACAGACAAGGACGCCGACCAGTTCGCAAATTCGATTGCAGCCGAAAAGAACCTCGACACGCTACTTCAAGCAGGCGGAATGGTCCTCCCCAAGAAAGTGCCGACCGGAATCGGGGAGACTGTGCGCGACATCGCGATCAATCCGGCGAAACGGTACATCCTTGCGAAAGTCGATCCCAGATATGCGGGATACGAGCACGCTAAAGCGGGCATCATTTCGTATGTGCGCGAGCTCGCGCGTGTAGGTCGCATCAACAATTCTGAATTAAACTTGATCGTGAGTCGGCTCAATAACGCGCAGACGTTCCCCGCGCTCAAGAGCGCCGTCGATACCGCACGGCAGATCATGCGCCAGGACCGCGCGACTCTCGTGCGGGCCGGTCGTCTGAGTGAGTCGAGTGAGCCGCCGATCATCGGCTACACCCCTGACGGCACGCCCATTTACGGAGCGCCGAATCCCTGATGGGCGCGATGCCAAATTTCGATCTCGACACCCTTCTCAACCGCATGGGGATGCTTGAGGACGCCTCGGGCAATCCGTTCGCTCGCGGCCGTAAGGGCGAAATTGGTCTGTTCCAGATCATGCCGCAGACTGCGCGTCAGTACGGCGTGAAGCCGGAGCAGTTGACAGACCCTGCGACGAATCGGCGCGTGGCAAAGTCCTATCTTCGCGATCTATTCAAACGCTTCAAGGGAGACGCGCGGCTGGCGCTTGAAGCCTACAATGCAGGCCCGACTCGCGTTGCGAAGGGCGACGTGCCGGCGGCATCGGAGGCCTACGCAAACAAGGTTTTGGGCGGCGGCGGCGACATGCCGTCGCTAATACGCAGTCAGGCGATGCCCGATGTCGGCCAAGCGGCGCAACCGTCAAATGTGTTGACGCTCCCGAAAGTGCTCAGCGGCGGCCTCATGGGCGAAGGGACGGCCTACGCGGCGGAGCCGGTCGGATACGTCAAAGACAAAGACGGGAAGTTCGTTCCCTATTACGGGCCTATCACAAAAACGACCGTACCGGCGGCGGTTCCTACGTCATCCGAAAAATCGGAGCCGTTGGGCGCGCGTCTCGCCGGATGGTTGCCCGCAGTTGGGCAGTTCGGCGGAGAGGCGCTTGGCGCGATAGGTGGCGCCGCGATTCCTGGTGCGGGCGAAACGGGCGTACCGGAATACGTCGGCGCAACCACGGGCGGCGCGCTTGGCTCTGCGGCCGGCGCCGAAGCTGAGAACAAAATCCGTGCAGCCTACGGACTGCCGCCTGTCAGCGTTGGCGAAGAAGCGGCAGTAGGTGGCGTTGGTTCTGCGGTCGGGGGTCTGCTGCCTCTTGTTCCGCGATTCCGCAAGGCTGCCGCAATCATGCGCGCAACTGGTCAAAGTTTCCGCGACGCGCTCGAGGAGGCGCGGACAGCCGAGGCGGCACTTGAAGGAACCCTTGGGACTTCCCCTCGGGTCGCCAAGCAGCTTGAGCAGGCACCTGCAAGCGTGCTGCGGAAACCTTACGAGGAGACTTCGGAGCGGGGACTTCGCGATCTCGGGACGGAGTACGACAAGCTGCTTGCGCCGTACGCGCATGTTCGCACAGCGAACGACCTTGCGCAGAAATTCGCGGCGCGTGGACCGATGCTGAAACTCGTCGGCAAGCCGATGCGGAAGTACCTGCAAGAGCAGATCGAGAGCGCGCCGATGACTGTCCGGCGCGAACAGTTCATCCTGAGCCAGATGCGGAAGCTCGCCCGCAATCTGGATCCCAAGAAAGACCGCATCGCGCTTTCGGTGCTCGGGGAACTTCAGAAATCCGCCGAAGGCGACATTGATAGGGTTATCGGGCCAACGGCGGCAACGCAGCGGCGTGCGCTGGATACCTATTACGCTCGCCAAGTTGCGCGCTTTCCTCTCCGTGGCGTGCGTCAGGCTTTTACGGTGCCGGGGGCGGCTGAGGCCATTCTGAAAGCGGGGAAAGGCGACACCGGCCGCGTCGCGGAAGTCATCGACCAAATGAAAGTCAACGGCCAGCTCGGAATGCTGCGCCGCGGATTTGCCACGCGTCTTTACCAAAAGGCGGAAAGCGAAGGCGCGAACAACATGGCCGACCGGCTGGGCGCCCTCAAGAAAACTGTCAGCGGCGTCGATACTGAAGTCTTTAACAAGCTGTATGGGGCGGGCGCAAAGAAACAATGGTTGCGAACCGCCGACGAGGTACTGGCGAAGCACAAGGAACTACTCGCGCATCCCGATGAGGCGGCGGCGGTCGCAGCCAAGGTCAGGGAATATCTCGAATCGCCAGTGCTCGCGCCGCTTGCGCATTATTTGCAGCATCGCGCGATATGGGGTGCTGCGCTCATCGCGGGCGGCGAGACATTCGGCTTCCAGGAAGCGACGATTGCGGGCGCGGGCCTCCTTGGAATCGAGGGCTATCAGATCGTCGCGCATTCGCGTCCGGCGATGGCGCTATTCGAGAAGGCGTTAGCCAGCAAGGATTCCCAGACGGCGGCGCGATTCGCGGTTGCGGCGTTCAACGCGGCGATGCGCGCCGAAGCGGAAGGGCCAGCCGATGCCCAACAGTGATGTAACTGGACGCCAGTGGCGGTTTCTGATGGCGAAGTTCGGCCCAAACTCTAAAGAGGGTCGCAAACTGCGTCGCGAACGGCGCGGCGGTCAAATCAGCATTCGGCGGCGCGTACGCAAAGGACGCGGCATTTCGCGCGGGAGTCGCAGAAAATGAGACGCGGGCGGATCCGAGACGTTGCGCTCGATCGCGTGCGCAGGTTGCGCGGTCAGCTTACGAATATCGGTAAGGTCCGCAGTCTTCGCTCGCGCGGGAAGCGTTTGCGCGCATCACGGAAAACGAGGAGCAAGACCTATGGCTTTTGACACGGGCGCCGAAGACCTCATTCTGCGCAAGCGGGCGCGAGTGGGCGGCGAAGGCAAGCGGACGACCGGCGCGCGCGAATTGCGTACGAGTTTCGAGCGCAAGTTCATCCAGCGCAAACGCGACAAGCAGCGCGCGAAGTCGGGAAGGAGAATGTAATGGCACGCAAGAAGAGGACGCGAAAGTTCCTCCAGGAAGCGCGCGAGCGTATGGAGCGCAAGGGCACCGTTGGCGCATTCACGCGCCAGATGGGCGGCCACCTCACCGAGAAGAAGATCCGCAAGGCTGAACACTCGCGAAATCCGAAGACGCGCAAGCGGGCGGTGTTCGCCGAAAACATGAGGAAGATCGCACGCCGGCGCAAGCATCGCGGTCGCGGACGGAGAATGTGATGGCGACCTATCAGACAAAGACAGGCGTTCCGCTCGTCGAGGCGGTCCAATTCGACCCGGCGAAGCCTTACCCTGACGGCGCTTGGGCTTTCGGGCCGATGGATTTCCGATGCGCGACCGCGCGCGGCAACGTGCCGATTGTCAAAGGCGACTGGATCGTGAGCGTCGCTGGCGAACGCCTTGTCATGCCGCATGGCGTGTTCGAGACGCTGTTCGAGCCGCCGGCACCGAAGCCGAAGAAAAAGGCGGAGGTTCTGAACTGAGATGGCGACGTACAATCCTACGGTCAATGTCGCGACCGTCAGCGTGAACTCGGCGACGGTTCCGGTGTCACTCGTGGCGCCGGGATTCGTTGCTGCGGCGCTATGGATCAAGAACCGGGTGGCGAGCGCCGTTCCGGTCCTCATTTTTCCGTACACCACCGCCGCGCCCCCGAATGCCGCACCGTCCAACACTTACGAGTTGGCGCCAAACAGTGCGATTCCGTTTCACGATGCGCTGAGCAGCGCGGCGTCCGGCGCGGATGCGGGCCTCGGAGTCGGCTGGGCCGCCGTTCTCGAAAGCGGCAACACAGCCTGCACCGTTGACGTGATATGGCGCTGAGGCGAGTCGGGCTGTTTCTTTTCGCGCTGCTGATTGCGGCGCGAGTCGCATTCGCGCAGTCCTCGCCTTGGACCGCCAACACCAACGCGAACGGCTTTCTGCTCCAGCAGCTCGGGCAAGGCGCGACGCAAGGCGATGCCTGCGGGTGGGGGCTCAACTGCCAATTCAATAACCTCACCATCAGCAACGAACTGACCATTCCTGGCGGCAATTGGATCAACATTGGATTGTCGAACACTGGCACGTTCGACGGATTCATCAATTCGCTCAAGGGCTACGAACTCAATGGGCAGCCGGTTTCGTTCATTGCGCCCACAATTATCGTCGCAAACGATTCCTCTGTCGGGACCGTCAATAATACGCTGACGAAGTTGGCAGGCGTTCCGTCGAAAGCCGTGCGAGCGGCTACGACTGACACGGGCGGGATAGTCGGCATAACGACGCAGGATGGCGGGACGACCGGCAGCGCGACGATCCAGTTTGGGGGCACCGCGTCCTGCATTTTCGACGGCGCGACTACGGCCGGCGACTATGTACAGATCAGTTCGACGACAGCGGGAGCCTGCCACGATGCGGGCGCGACGTATCCCGCGTCGGGGCAGGTCATCGGCCGAGTTCTTAGCACGAACATCAGCCAGGGGACGTACACCGTTGACCTGTTTTCGCCGGAGATTAGCGGATCGACCGGAGGGACCGTCACCCTTTCGGGCGATGTTACGGGGGCCTCGAACGCCAATATCGCCACGCAATCCAAGTCGGTTTACGAGCTATGGTCGAATGACGGCGTGACCGGCACGGCCACCGGCAAACTTATCAAGAACAATGGTTCTGGGCAGGCCGTAACCATCAGCACTGCCGATACCAGCGGTATCCTTGGAATCTGTAAAACCGGATGCGGAACGACAGGCACGGCCACCGTACAGGTGACGGGGTTCGCGTCGGGGGTTTTCGACGGAGCAACCACGTCCGGCGATTTCGTTTGTGCGTCAACTACGTCTGCGGGTGAGCTGCATGATTGCGGAACGTCTCAGCCGACCACCACGCAGCTCATCGGAACGGTCCTGTCCACGAATGCGACCGGTGGAACCTACACTTTCGATCTGTTTCCGCCGGGTGAGATTGCGTCCCTCTCGGCACCGGGTGGCGGCGGCCATGTAACCGGCGGAACTTGCACAAATCAGGTGGTGACGGCGATCTCCGCTGGTCATGCGGTCCCGACATGCTCGAACGTGCCGACCGGGGCGTTATCCGGTACGACCACCGGTGTTGTTTTCCCATTCGGCGCTGTTTCCGCCAGTCAGGTGTCCCACCTGCCCGTGCCAATCGCGGTCACATGGCCCGCGACCTTCGGCGCTTCCAATGCCTTCGTAAGCTGCTCGACAAATCCGAGCGAAAGCGACGCCTATACGCTGAAATGCGGCGGCACGACGCTCGCGACCCTGACCGTCAGCACGTCGTGTGCGGCGAGCTATTCGACTACGACGGGCAGCCATGCGTCGGCAGCCGGCGAGAAATGCGAACTCGACGCACCAGCAACCGTCAGCGGTAACGTCACCTGGTCCGTGCAGGTCACGCGGTAGTAAATGAAGCGGTTTTTTGCGCTGATTGCGTTCCTCCTGTGGGCGTCCGTTGCGCACGCTGCCGGCGCTCTCTATCTGCGCAACTGGTCGCAGGGGCCATATGTTAATAATGCGACCAGCGGGACGTGCTACCTCAACATCGGAACGCTTCCGTTCAATAACCACCAGGGCGTCGGTCCGGTCGCGGGCGCAAACGACCTGCTCGTAATGAACTTCGGCCATGGCTCGACCATCGGCAATGGCACCAACACGTCGGGCTGCACGACCGCATGGACCGAGGTTGGAACGTCGGGCTGGTTCAAGGCGCAGGGGAACGCCATCACGGTTACAAGCGGACAGGCAAGCTGCACGGTGTCGAACGCAAGCACGCTGCTGGGAGCCTGCCAGCTATTCGACGTGGCGGATTCTGACGGCAATGTGCCGGTAGTTGACGCCATCAGCGCCGGCAAGTCCAACGGAACCTCCTTCCAAGGCACGACCGACACGCTCACAACGACTGCGGCGGATGAACTCGTCATCGCCTATTACAATTTCGGCCAAGCCGACACGGTAACGAACGCCGATCCGTTTCAGCAAGGGCAGATTCCGATTTTCTACAGCAACGCGAATGCCGCCGCCACTTACATGACGCAGGACGTTGCCGGCGCGTCGGTTCCGCAGGCGGTCATCACCAACGGCAGCATTCCGTTTAACTCTCAGCAGATCGCCATCAAGGCGGGCGACGCCGGAACCCACAACACCGTTGGGCGTGTTCCGCCCGTCGGCATCTATAATAACTGGACGACGAATACGACCGGTACGCAGTACAAGAGTGTCGGGTACAATTCGGCGGTTCACACCTTTCAGAATGCTACCATCGCATCGCCCGACTTGTCGATGGGCTTTAACGGCGTGGACAACTACGTGACCACGGCTGTTAACACTATCGGCGAAAGCGCGAGCGCACCATTTACTGAGATGTTCTGCATGAACGTCCCGAGCGGGTACAACCAGGGTGGATTCATCATTTCCGCCACCAACGGTTGCAACGGCAACCTTCAGAGTGCCCGTGTTTGGATGGATAACACCGGCCATATCGTTGATGACCAGTGGAACGGGTCAGTCTCAGTCGAGACTACCAGCGGCACGCACACCTATAACGACGGCCAGAATCATTGCTTTGCGCGGGTGTACGACGGAACCGTTGATCACCTTTACGACGAGAACGGACAGGTCGGATCGACGACCACCAATTATACCGCGTATAGCAATGCCTTCTGGACCATTGGCTGCTCCGTTCCGAACAACAGCCCCGCAGACCCACCGACCAGCAATTTCATCGAGGCGCGGATCGGCGAAGTCGCAATCTGGATGAGCACTGCGCTGTCGAGCACGCAGGTTGCCTCCGTCCTCTCCCACATGAACGACGGCACCTTTGATGCGCAGATAAAGGCGCTGGCAACGCAGCCCACCTACTGGTGGCCGCTGTTTGACAACACCAGCTCGGCGCGCATTGCGGAGCTGGAAAACAACAATACTGGTGTGATGAACGGCACGATCACAGGGCAGGGGTCCGTACCAGTTCATCTTGTCGATGTCACCACCACATTCGCCAAGGAGGCCATCACCGCCGACGCCGGCCTCACGTCGCGCGTCAGCATGGGCGATGCATCGACCTACGGCATCAGCATCGCCGACAAGAGCGTGACGGCGGCGGGCAATTACGGTCCCTATACCGATACGGTGGTAACGGGCGCACAGGGCGGTTCGGCGCTCATCCCGTTCAATCCAACCGGCCCGGGCGACACCGTCGCATTCGTCAACTCGGCGACATCGACTTGCTCTGCGACCCCCTGCACCGTCACGATGGTTGCGACGCCGACCTCGGGCAATATCCTGCTGGCCGCCGAGGTTGGAACGAATCCCGCCAGCGTCGGCAATCGCCCGTTCAACGTGCCGACTGGCTGGCACGTTCTGACATCGATCCATAACAACTCAGTCATTCTGTGGAAAATCTCGAACGGAAGCGAAACGAATCTGTCGATCACCTACCCTGGCGGTGCGCCGACCGCATCGTGGGCGATTACGCAGTGGTCGGGAGTGAACAACACGACGCCATTTACTCTTACGCCCGTCACCGCCACGGCGCTTTATCCATCCGGCATCAGCACCAATGAGCCGGTGGTGGTCGAGCTGTGCAACACGATGGGTGGCGATTTCAATTTTATGTGGGACGGAAGCTTTACCAGCGTAATCGCGCCGTCCGACCTCGGCGGCACCCTGTTCGATCTGGTCGGGCCTAACGGCACCGCCGAGTGCAAAATCTGGTGCCACCAGCGCGGAGCGGGCGATCCATCGTCCGATAGCTGGAGCATCACGCCGGACGGTAACGGCACTTTTGGGGCCGGTGGTACGTTCCTGCACTATGTCACCTACAACTACGCCGCGACTTGTTCCCCGACCAATAGCGCCGTAGTTCCCGGTCCGGTCAGCGCTCCCATCACGCTCACCGGCCTCAACGTGCCGAGCCCAGGCGGCTACTTCACGCAGTTCATGTTCGCCGAAGGTGAGAACTCGGACGCATCGCACGGCCTCGGCGGCTGGCTGGACGACCAACCGAACTTTGAATCAAACAATGCGAGCGACCTTGCCTTCCATGTCGCCAGCACGGGCTTCGCGGCAGGCGCGACCGGCAACGACGTGATGAATGGCGTGAACCCCATCTACTCCGGCCTCGACGGATTGGAAGCGGGACTGGTGATCGCGCCCGCGCAAGTCAACACGGGCGCGGGCGGCGCCTGGATGATGTATTGAGGCGAGATGCTTCTTGAGCAGATCGACAGAGTCGGCGAGGCGCTGATCGAGGCTTTGGCTGGCCTCGGAGTCGTCGCTGCTGGCGTCCGCAAGTTTTTCTTGGGCCAGCGGCTCAAGGAGATCGACCGCAAACTCGACAGGATTCTCGAACAGCAGACCGAGACGCATGAGAAGGTCGCGGTCATGCGCGCAGACGTGGACAATCTCCACGAGCGTGTTCAGCGAGTCGAATACGGCAGCTATTATCGGGGCAACGGGTACTAGCGCGGCGGCGACAGCGGGAAATCCGCCGACGCGCACGCGCGGTCCGATGCCTCTGGATGGTCCGCGCACCATATCGTGAGAGCGCAGTAGGCGTCGATTGCGGGAATCGCGCCCAGCTTAAACTCGGCGCACGTCAGATACGCCGGATTGGCCAGATAGAGCGCGCCCCACCCCGCACCGTACAGCGCCATCAGAATTGCTGCGCCGATTAACAGGGCCTTTTTCATGGCGTCCGTTATCGCATATCGCGCGCGATGGTGCAAAACGTGCTCACGCAAAGCACTTGACGCATAAACGCATTTTCGCTAGTTCTTTAGCTGTATCCGCACCCTGAAAGGAGGGGCAACGATGGGTATTACGGCATGGTACATCAGGATTCGCGAGCGTATGGTCCGCTTCGAGCGCGCCCAGGACATGACGGAATATGCGCTCATCCTGGCCGCCATCGCGATCGTCGTGTTCGCGGCCTACGAGATCATGGGTCAGAGCATCAGCACGTTGGCCAGCGGCGTCGATTCAACCCTAAGCAACGCCTAGGTCTGCGGTCTGCGGGGCACGACTCTCCCCTTGCAGGCGAGGCGCTTCGGTCGAAATGGCCGGAGCGCCTTCTTTGCATAGACTTGACAAACTTTCGTAAATCCCGCAAAGCATAAGATTCATGGGGGCCGACTTCGCGAAGTCGTTTGCCGTCTGGCTGGTTTGCGAAGGGAGCGAACCGGCCGGTATCGAACAGACCACTTACGACGAATATCGCCGCCGTCACAGCCTCCCGCCGCAGCCAGTTGCGAAAATCACAGACGCGGAGACGCAGGGACTCCTGCGGGAGTTTTACTGGCAGCCGTATCGGCTTGGCGGCTTGCCGCAGCCGTGGGCCACATTTTGCCTCGTCGAGGCCAGCAATCTGCCGTCCGGCGCGGGCGTCAAAATCGCGCAGGCTTCGCTTGCATGGCTAGGCGTTTATGACGGTCAGGTTGACGGCGACGTGGGGCCGTTGACGATTGAGGCGGCCGGAAAAGCACCGACGCGCCAAGACGTAGCCATCACGGCCGCGCTGGGGCATTACGCCGTGTCGAGTCCCGAAAATATCCAGCGCGGGCTGCGCCGACGCCTCGCGGTGCTTCGGCAGGCCTGCTTGGAGCAAGCGCAATGAGGGAACTTCTCGTCAAAGCCGGAATCTTCGCATCTGGCTTGGGGCTGATCGTGTTGCCATGTGTGGCGGTTCTGACGGCCTTCGGCCAGGCGCATGCGGGCGACTTGATGACGTTGGGCATCGCGTTGGTGTCGGCGGCGACGGGCGCGCATCTGGGAGGCGGCGGTGGCAACGGCGGCGGAAGTCCTCAAGGAAGCTGAGGATCGCGTTTCGCGTTTCCTCAACGGCGTCGAATCGGAAGGCTGCTCGGTTTCGATCCATCAGCCGATACCGCCCGCATCGCGGCTCGCCAGACTCGTGATGCTCAAGATGCTGCGGTCGGAGATGCCGCACCAGAGCACGCAGATTCCAGCCATCGAGGCGGAGATCGCGAAGGAACTCAAGAAGTGAGACTCGGCAAGAAGCCCGCGCGGCACGACCTGCGCACGCTCAGGCTGTCGAAGTACCTCAAGGCGCTCCCCGCGGCTGGCCCGTTCGCCGACTGGACCTCCGCAGTGCAGGTGCCTTGGGGTATGGACGGCAACGACAAGGTTGGAGACTGCTTCTGGGCGATGTGCGCGCACGCCGTCATGACGTGGAGCGCAAACAGCGGCGACATCATCGTGCCGACGACCGACCAGGTGCTTGAGGCCTATAGCGCCGCCACCGGCTACAACCCGAGCGATCCGAACAGCGACCAAGGCACCGAAATGGTGGCCGGCCTGAACTTCATGCGGCAGACCGGCATCGCGGGCAACAAGATCGGCGCCTACGTCGCCGTGGACTGGAAGAATCATGACGAAGTGATGAGCGCGCTGATGCTGTTCGGCGGCTTGCTCATCGGCGTGGCGTTCCCGCAGGCGTGGTTCAACACGCACCACTGGCGCGGGCTGCCAGCGCTGTCGCCGATTGCCGGCGGGCACGCGATATGGTCGCCGCGGGCGATTCTCTCGGCGCCGCCAGTCGCAAATGACGGGCTTGGCATCGTGTCGTGGGGCGACGGCTCGTATTGGATGACGTGGGACGCGCTGGACCAGTTCTGCGACGAGATGTTTGTAACGCTGCCGCCGGAGTGGCTGAACGCGGACGGCCAGGCGCCGAACGGGCTGGATATCGCGGCCTTGCAGGCGGACCTCGTGCAGGTAACTGCGTGATTGCGGTCGCATTCATCATGGCGCTCGCGACGCCGCCGGTCCCCGGCTCGTGGAATCCGCAGTTAACGCAGAGCGTCATCTGCGCGTCAAACTTTCGGACAGGAGTCTATCGCTATGTCACGCCGGCGATGAAGCGCGCCGTATGCGAACGCGATAAAGCCGCCGCCTGTCCGGGGCCGCACTGGGAAATCGACCATGACGGTCCGTTGGAGCTCGGCGGGACCAATCGCAGCGACAATCTCTGGGCGCAGCCGATAGACCAGGCGCGCATCAAGGACAGGCTAGAGACGAAGCTGCGGGGGCTCGTGTGTGACGGTGCGGTGAGTCTCGACGACGCGCGGCGCTGCATCCTGCATGACTGGGTTCAGTGCTTCAACGAGTACGTTGGGCCGTGACCACCCGCGAGCCGACAACCTACATCCTGCTGGGCGCCCACTACCTCGACGCGGCCGATTCGCTCCTGCGCGGCGGGTATCTCTGCAAGCAGAATCCGGTGTCGCTCGCGGCGATTCATCCCATCCAGGACCTCGCGCCAGCGCAGGCTAATCGCTGCCGCGTGTTGCTGTCGGCGGGCGTCGATACGGATGCGCTGGCGGAGCAATTGAGGCGGTCGTGGGACGTGACGCTGGAGGATGATTCGGTGGTGAATTTCGGGATGCCACCGGCGGAGTGGCAATGAAAGACCTAACTTTTCGGGAAGTGTCTGAAATTAACCTTCGCCGTTGCGAGCGATGGCATCAGGGAAACATCGCCGCATGGTCCGTCAGCGACTGGGCCGTGGCGATGGCTGGCGAAGCCGGCGAGGCGTGTAACGCGGTGAAGAAGCTTCGCCGGGTCGAGGATGAGATCGCAAGCATCAACGATCCTGAACGCCAAATTTCGAGCAGGCGCGAGGCGATAGGGAAAATCGGCGAAGAATTGGCCGACACCTTCCTTTATCTCGACCTATTGGCGCAGCGCCTCGGAATAGACCTCGCTGCGGAGATTCGCGCGAAGTTCAATCGCACATCTGAGCGGTACGGATTCCCTGAGCGCCTATGACCCTCCCCAACATAGACGTGCCCCTCAACTACAACCATGTGACCGAGCGCATCATCGTGGGCTCGCGTCCCCGCACGGCTGAGGACTGGCAAGAGCTGCTCAAGTTGGGCGTCAGCCACGTCCTGAATGTGTGCGACGTTCCCGACCCGATGCCCATACCGCCGGGCATTTGGTACACGCACAATCCTGCGCTCGACGATGGAAAGCCGAAGCCTGCGGATTGGTTCCGGCGTTCGATCCACTTCGCACTCAACGGCGTGGCGGCCGATGGCGCAAAGTGGAATCCGGTCGGGGGCCATGTCGGTTGCTTGGACGTTGCCGGCTACATCCTCTACGTCCACTGCTTCGACGGCTACGACCGCGGCCCGTCCACCGTCTACGCGATCATGCGCGCGTTCGGCCTCACGCGGCTGCAAGCCATCGGGCTCATCAAGGCGGCGCGACCGCTGGCGCTGCCCGGCGTCGAGATACCGGGGACGCCAGCGCATACCTATGTGGCATCAGCGGACGCGGCCGTTGCGGCGGGGTGGTGATGAGCGCGCTGAATTGCATTCACGATGTAGTTGGCGGGCCTGGTTGTGCGATGTGTAATCCGCCGATGACACCTGAGAAACTGCGGCGCATGACTGAACGCTTCGTCAATGACGTGCGAAATTTAATGGCCAAGGAGGGTTACATGGTAAGGGCGAAATTCGTAGTTCTGTCGATCAAACGGTACGACCGGAATAGCGGCATGAATGCTGAAGTGGAAATGCGGCCTGTCTATTCCAGCGATCCGAAGCACGAAAACAAGGCATTCTGGGATGCCACGCCGAGTGGCCAACTGACGATGGCGATCAAGTCCGACGCGGCCGACTACTTCGAGCCGGGGGCTGAGTATTACCTCGATTTCACCAAGGCGTGAACGATACGGACGCGGCCATTGCGGCGGGGTGGTGATTTGCCCTTGGTGCGGCGCGCAGATGCGGCGCGGAAGCGGGTGTAAGTGGCTGTGCGTCGCGTGCGGATACTTCCACTCATGCTTGGACTAACGCTCGCCGCCTGCGGCTCCGGCGGCGGTCCGGTCCGCACCATCGCGGTCATCAACGACGCCGCGGCGACTACCTACTGGAACCCGTCTGTGCTGTCGGCCTTCGTGGAGCGCTCCAACGCGCAGTTGACGCAAGATGTGGGGCCGCACTGGGGGCTGCATGTGCGCGTGCAGCTCGGCGGGTCGGCCGACGCTACCCTGACGTTCGAGCCGGGGACCAGCAGCAACGGCGTCGCGTGGCACGACGACGACAACGGGCCGGAAGCTTTTGTGTACGTCGGCGATCCGACCATCTCGGGGCCGAAGGGCGGCGGCACGCTACAGGCGCTGCTCGACGCGGAGCACGAGATAGTCGAGATGGCGGAAGATCCCGGCGCCGACGGCAAGGAGATAGTCGATCCGGTGGCGTGCCTGACCTACAACCAGAGCGAGCCAGTCAAGGCGCTGGAGTGCGGCGAGAATGGCGAGGGGCTTGATCGATGCGTGCCGGACTTCACGTTTCCCAGCTACTTTGACCCACAGGGCAAGCCGCCGTTTGATTGGATGGGGGTCGTCAAGGCTCCCGGAGTGTCGCCATGTCGATGAACGGCGATCTTTTCATCGAACGCGGCGCGGAAATATCGCCGTGCGGCCGCTATCGAACGGCGCTCTGGCGCTCGTGGGATAAGGCTGGCGACCGACTCGTCTTCATCATGCTGAATCCCAGCATTGCAGACGCGCATGTTGACGATGCCACGATCCGTGTCTGTATGGGGCGGGCGCGTCTGATGGGATGCGGGAAAATCCGCGTCGCCAACCTGTTCACTTTGCGCGCGACCGATCCGAAAGAACTGCGAGTTGCTAAAGATCCCGTGGGGCCGGACGCGGACCGCGCTCTGTGGCAAGCAATCGTCGGGCAGCCGCGCATGGTGATCGCGGCGTGGGGCGATGACGGTGCCTATCGCAATCGAGAGGCTGAAGCGATCCGGATACTCTGCGGAGACTACGGCATTGACCTGTACTGCCTCGGGGTGACGAAAGCGGGCCATCCGAAACATCCGCTGCGTATTCCCTATAGCGTTCAACCGTTCTTGTGGAAATCGGCGCGAGAAGTGCGCTACTGCGCCTGCAAAGCATGCATGCTTTCGCGGACACGGATTCCCCATGATGCGTAGCGCCGCCAGCGCCGTCTTGCTGATGGCGGCGCTGGCGATCTCCGGTTGCGCGTCTCTCTACAGGCCCGCAACGACGGTCGTGCGGTTGCCGGGCGGCGCGACGGCCACCGACCTTGAGCATTGGACCTCGCTGTTCTCGACCATCTGCGGCTCCATCATTCAGGACAAGGACGGCAAGGTGGTGGGGACGCTGCCGGGTAGCTGTTCGACGCCCTTTACGCTGTGGGCCAACAGCCCGGTCAACTACGGACTTGGCGGCCTGGTTCTCGGGCCGACCATCAGCGCGACCAAATGAACGCAAGGATAGTCACTTGGGAGCAGGCGACCGTCGGCACCGTGGGACTCGCGTGGGGCCGATCCCCGCTCGCGTGGGCCATCGAGGAGGCCGAGGACATCGCTGGCGAGGGCCCGAATCCGCCCTCGCACGCCTTCCTGGTCGCGCCGAATGGCCGCGTCCTCGAAGCCGTCTGGCCGCGGGTTGCGCTCACGCCGATGTATGCCTACCGCGACGCAACGGTCGAGCTGTACCAACTCGACGTGTCGGACTTTCAGGCTCGGCTAGCGTACTACGCCGTCGAGCGGCAATGGCTCGGACGCTGGTACGATGTGTTCGGCCTGTTCGGCTTCATTCCGGTCGAACTGGCGCGCGGACTACGCATCGGCTTCGTCCACAACTGGATTCAGGACCGCCGCGCCGCATGGTGCTCGGAGCTGGTCTGCCAGTGGCTGCGGCAGCCGGGTATCCGGTGCGCGCCGCCCGACATCGAAGATGTCGATCCGGCGGGATTGCGAGCGTGGCTGCGCGCAATGGTTAGCGGTCCGCGCGCGGCCTAGCGCACCCGAACCGCCGACACCGCTTTCTCGACGATCTCCGCCATCGAGCGGCGGGTTCGGCGTTTCAATTCAAGCAAGCGTTTGTGCGTCTCTATCGTCACACGGATAAGCGCGCTCGAGGTGCGCCGCGCACATTTCTCGTTGGTGCGGCGCCGCGAAATCGAAATCGTCGCCATATCGACGATTGTAAACTGTAAACCAAAATCTGTAAACAGGGCACTTGACAGACCTCGACGAATTTTAGTAAAGATACCCCCGGAGGGGACGGTGGTTTAGGAGCGATGTTTCGGGGGGTGTCTCTTCACAAGCTTCAGAACCTCGATTGCGCCGCTGCGCAGCGAGGCGGCCTGGTCGGCCGAGAACGAACGCGCACGCCGGACGTCGGCGACGGCACCCTCGAACCGGACTGCCGCAGCGACGCCAGCATCTTCCGGGGCGCCACGCAACCTACGCCGTTCAGCGGAGACTTGCGACAGGCTCCAGCCCTCTCGCTTAGCTCGCGACAGCACTTGCTCGCGCAGCGTCGGGTTCAACACGAGCACGGCATAGTGGCACCACATCGAGAGTCCGGCGATGCGATGTCCGAGCGGGAAGTTCCGCGACGCGGTGCAGTAGTTATAGAGGGTCTGGCGCTTGTAGCCGGCCTCGTACCACATTTCGCGAAGCTGCTCGAATTTCAGCGGAGAGCCGGAACTTTCGTGCCGCTTGACCCATTCATGTATGTCGCCGACCGAGAAGCCGCCAGAATCGTTCCAGATGGCGGCTGCCGCGATCTGGCGAATCGTTTTCTCTCGCAGTCGCTCCGGGAGCTCCAATCCAGTGCGATCTGCGTTCAAGTACGGCGGGTCGATCGGAAGCTCATCGATCGAAAGGCCGTAGGCGCGAAGCAGGCTTTGAAGCGTCGGTTTTGCGTATCGCCGTTTCATGGCGGATACCCCCTTTCCGCCAGTTCCCGTGTTGCAGGATTGCAACATACAAAGGGTGAGTCAAGAACTTGTTAACAAAAATTGGTTTACGAATATCGGAAATCGTTTGACAGTTTTAAGTCAGTTGCGCTAATCGTCGCTGAGGCACACTTTGCAGAGTTCCGGGGGGAAGGAACATGACGCTCGCTAACTTGGCCTCCTCAATCATGCAGAATCCGGCCGCAATTCAGGACATGAACCTAGAGGATACGCGCGATGCGTTGTGGTTGCTGCTGAATGCGATTATCCTGCCGCTGCTGGGGCGTTTTGCGCTGCTTTCCGACCGCGCGGGCCGCAAGCGCGCGACGGGCGGCGAGCGGCTGATCCCTATTGACGAGGCCGCATTGCGGATGGGCGGACTCTCGCCGCGCACGCTGATTGCGCATCGCGACGAGTTCTCTTTCATCACGAAGGTTGGCGGGCGCTGGATGGCGTCGGAGGCCGGGCTGGACAAGTGGATCGCCGAGGAGGAGCGGCAGCGCAGCGTTGGCGACCGCAAGACGCGAGTATTGCCTAAGCTCAGGCTGGCATAAGGAGGTCAACGTCATGGCTGGGACCGGTAGAGTGTTTCGCGTCGGGCCGAAGGGCATCTATTACGTCGGCTATTCGCTGAACGGCCGCGTGTTCCGTCGCAGCACGCATCAGACGAGCGAGGCGGTTGCGCGCCGGATTCTCGCGGCGGAGCTTCGCAAGACTGCGACGGGCTACACGCCGGACGAAGACCGCGTAAAGTTCGAGGACGGCATCGAGCGCATTCGCGCGCACCGGCGCGACCACAATCTGCGCTCGACGGATCTCGACCAGCGAGCGCGGCATCTGGCGCGGGCGTTCGCGAAAATGCGTCTGGTCGATGTCACGACGGGCATGGTGGAGCGCTACAAAGAAGCGCGGCTGAAAGAGGATGCGGCGCGGGCGACGATCAACCAAGAGCTCGCCGTGTTGCGCCAGATGTACAGGCTATGCCGGCTGACCCGCCAGCCCGAGGTCAAGCTGTTCCCTCCGAAGACGTTGCGCGTCCGGCAGGACTTCTTGAATCAGGCTGATTTTTTCTCGGTCCGTGACGGACTGCCCGAGGACATGCGCGACATTGTGACGTTCATGTATCTGTCGAGCTGGCGCGAGGGCCAGGTTGCGGCGTTGGAGTGGCGCGACGTGAATCTGCGCGAGGGCGTGGTGACGGCGCGGGGCGAGACTACCAAGACGGGCGACCCGCATCGCATCCCGCTCGTCGGGCCGCTCGCGGAGGTCATCGAGCGCGCGAAGATGCGTCGGCGACTCGACTGTCCGTTTGTGTTCCATCGCGACGGGGAGCCCTTTCGGCTGCGCGGCGGTAAGGCACCTTTGCGGGTCGCATGGCGGCGCGCTTGCGAGGCTGCGGGTTTCAAAGGTCATGTGCTCCATTGTTTGCGGCGCAGCGGCGTTCGCAACATGATCAACCAGGGGGTTGACCCGATGCTGGCGATGCGGGCGAGCGGGCATAAATCAATGTCGATGCTGGCGCGGTATCGGATCGTGAACCTGGAGGACTTGCGGCGGGGATTCGAGCGGACGTTTGCGGGGCTGGCGGAGCTGCCGGACGAAAGAAAGGTCGCGACCACGATAACAACAACGGAGCGCGGCAATGACATGGCGCGAGACGCGCGACGCGCTTAAATCTGGCCGAAATTGAGCGTGAAAAATCCCGCGCACCACAAAAATCCAGTAAAATCAAGGGTCGCCCCCTTAGCTCAGCGGATAGAGCACAGGATTCCTAATTCTGTCCGGCGCGGTTTCGCAAAGGTTTCTACTGCGGATTTCGTAGGTTTCGCGGGCGTTTTGTCGATAATGGTTGACGGAAAAGTGTAAAAACGGTCGTGTGCGGCAGGCCGAAATCTAGCTTAAATTTAGCCGAAGGCGGAGGGCGTGATGGGTTGGCTGACGGTGACGGAGTTGGGGCACGAAACGGATCATCGGGTTGCGATTCGGGTAGAGGACATCTGTAACGTGATCGAGGGGATTGCCGGGCGGCGGGGCGGCGCGGTTCTGGGTGTGCAGAGCCACGAACAGGGAGGCGGGCGCAGCATTCGACCGAGGGTCGTCCTCGACAAGTACGAGGAGTTTGCCGGAAAGCTGCCCGGGGTTTGGATGCACGCCACGATCTCGCATTTCAGCGGTAGCCGCCGCGCGATGTTCCGCGCCGATTCGATCGAGGCAATCGAGGAGAATCGCGCGCCCGAGCGCAGCGCGCCTTGCGTGCTGCTTACGAAGGATTACGAGAAGGGCATCTTTGTGCATCCGTTGATGGAGCCATTCGACGAAATAATGAAGCGGCTGGCTCTGCTGCGCGTGCTCGGCGAGGAGGTCGCGAAATGAAGCCAGTGGTGATGGCGGCTCAAGAACGGGATGCGACCTGGCGCTGCATCGGCGCGCACGACGCGATAGGCATGAAGTTCTGGTGCGAGCGGCCGCACAAAGACGGTCTTGGCGGCGTCGGCGCGCTCGGGCCGCTCTGTCGCGAGTGTCTGGAGGCGCACGAAGACGCCGCGCACGGGGATTTACGAAACTAGGTCAATCGGAGGGTCGAAATGGGCACGGAGAGCACTCTGCTTGCGGAACTGGCGAAGCGTCACGAGATGGACGTGCCGCAACTCGTCAGCGTCGTCAAGCAACGCTGTTTTAAGGACGGGGCAGCCAGCGACGCGCAGCTCATGCTGTTGCTCACCATCGCGAAGAAGTACGACCTGAACCCGCTCGCGCGCGAGGTCCACGCCTTCATCAACAAGGGGCGACTCGAAGTAACGATCGGGCTTGACGGTTGGATCAAGATCGCGACGCGGCATGTGATGTTCAACGGTTACGAAGCCACGCCGATCCTGAACGACCAAGGCGTTCTGACCGCGATCACGGTCAAGATGTACCGCAAGGATTGGGCGGTCCCCGGCGAGTACACCGCCTGGATGGACGAGTGGATGGTCGCGGGGAAACAGGGCGAGAAGTCCAACTGGGAGCAGTATCCTCGGCATCGCTTGTTCGCCAAGGCGTTCCAGGAGTGCGCGCGGTTCACGTTCGGAATCACTGAGGTCATCGACGAGGACGATGCGGAACGCATCGCGGCGGCGAAGGTAGTCGAGGCGTCGCCGGTCGTGCCGGAGCCGACGCCAGCCGAATTGACGGATAAATGTCAACACACCGGATGCGTCGAGAACGCCATCGGCAAGTTCAAGACGAAGGCTGGCGAGTTCTATCTGTGTCAGGCGCATCGCGCGCAGCACGAGGTCAAGCGCCGCGGGCGCCCGCCTCGCGCGACGGACGGTGCGGAGATGGCGGCGGGGACGGAAGCGGCGGAGGAGGAACGCCAAAGCGGCGGCGGCGAGCAGGGAGAACCCACGGCACCGAGCGATACCCCCCAAGGCTCGGGGCCAGCTCCCGCTCCCGCTGCCGCCGAGGCGCAGCGCGCCGCCGGCCTCGAAAAAATCGACCCGGACGAACTGCCGCTGGAGACGTTCATTCGCGTCCATGACGTACCCGCGAAGCGCGTAAATCTCGCCCTCGCGAAGTATGGAGCCGCCTCGCTCGCGGAACTGACGGCGGAGCAGCAGGCCGCGATTCTCGGCGTACTGGAAAGGAGCTATGCCAATGCCGCGCGTTGATTTCTCCAAGGTGGCCGACAACGACAATTTCGAGCCGCTTCCGGTCGGCAAGTATCCGTGCGTTCTCGCGGTGGACAACATCCAGCGCGACGCCGAGGGCAATCCGCTCAAAGACGCCGAAGGGCGGCCGGCTGTTCGCCACACGAACGCCGGAGACGAATCCTGGGGCATCAAAGCGACCATTCTTGACGGCAAGTTCGCGGGTCGTTGGATTACGGATTCGCTGTCGTTCGGCGAGAAGGCGTTGAAGCGCGTCAAGATCATTTTCACGCGCGCCGGCATCATCGAGGGCGACGAGCCGCACGACTGCCAGCCGGACGAACTCGACGGCAGCTATTGGTGGGTTGATGTGGATCGTCACGAGCAGCGCAAGAACAAGGACGGCACTCTGAAACTGCGCAAGGACGGGAAGCCGATAACGGATGCGCGGGTGGCGTTCGCGGGATACGAGCCGATGAGTCCGCAAGAGGCGAAGCGGTATCGCGAGAGCTTCGCGGCGTGGCAGGCGCGCAAGAACGGGCAGGCGGCGTCGGGGTCGGATGTGGGCGCGGACGAGGCCGACGACGAGAAGGTGCCGTTCTGATGCCTACGACTTGGCAACAGGCTGTGGTTGCCTCACGCGAGACGGGCGACGAAGCGCTCGCAAAAGTTCTTACCTGCGAATGCGGCGGCGTCCAGTTCTTTGTTTACCTCGTCGGGAACCATCCGCACTTCCAATGCGCGGAGTGCGACGAGACATTCTGCGAGGGCGGTTGCTAATGCCGACCCCTAAAGAAGGCTACAAGCTCGCGGACGGCACGCCGGTGCCGGGGACGACCACGATCATCTCGCGCTTCAAGGACTCCGGGCCGCTGCTGTTCTGGGCGTTCAAGCGCGGGAAAGAGGGCGCGGTGCGGCTTTACGACGACACCGCGACCGACATCGGCACGCATGTTCACGCCTGCGTTGAAGCCGACCTTCACGGGCGTGCGCTGCCCGAGTTCCCACGTGAGTTCACCGACGAGATGCGGAATGCCGCGCGGAACGGATTCGAGAACTACGTGCGTGAGGTCCGCCGCACCAAGGCATTCTTCATGCCGCTGGAGGTCCAGCTCGTCAGCGAGGAATACCAGTTCGGCGGCACGCCCGACGCGATGGTCGAATTCGACGGGATAATCGACGTTGGCGACTGGAAGACCTCGAACGCGGTTTATCTCGACCACGTGATCCAGGGCGCCGCCTATCGCCAACTCTGGAACGAGACGCATCCAAGGCAGCCTGCGCAAGGCTTTAGGCTCTATCGGTTCGCGAAGGAGTCGGGCGCATTCAGCGAGCACTACTACGGGCCGGAAATCTTAGATTTGGCATTCAGACAATTTCTGCTTTTCCGTGAGGCGTACGAGAACGACAAGGTGCTGAAAAGGAGGGTGGGATGAGGGCTTTGGTAATCGACTTCTCGGAGCATCGGGCACGGGCAGAACGCGAAGCGCAGGAACGTCGCGCGGAGATTCATCGGCAGCTTGAGCGGGTGGCGCGCGAGGGTCGGGAACGCGAGGCGGACGCTTTGCACGACGCGGACTGGGGAGACATCAACCAGCCGCCGGGCGTCAGCGTCGCAACGGTCCTGGTCGCCGCGATGATGGTGTGCGGGATGCTATGGCAGCTCTGGCTCAGCCGCTAGCGAACGTTCCCGGCTGGGGTGCAACTCTCTCGCGTCGCGCGGAGGTCCGTTTCGGGCGCGAGCTTCCGTCCGTCCTTCGCGACGATCCTTACCGGCTCGCGGAGCTTCCCGGAATCGGGTTTAAGCTTGCGGACGCCGCCGCGCTGCACTTTGGGATGGACCGGCGCTCGCCGGTGCGCCAAGCTGCCGCCGCAGTGTACGTCCTCGCAGAAGCCGAGCAGGACGGACATACCGCGCTTCCCGTCGCGGAGTTCGGCGTGCGCGTCACCGAGGCGCTGGGCGAGGCGTTGCGTGGGTGCGAGTTCGACGAGCGAGTGACTGAGCGCGATGGCTTGATGTCGCGCACGAAAACGCTGCACGCCGAGGAGCGCGCCGCGGTTCTTGTCAAGGCAATGCTTTCGCGTCCAGCGCCGCGCGATTTACCGATATTGTGCAATGGCCTGGCCGAGGACCAGGTGGCGGCGCTTACGGCCATCCAGCACGCCAACATCTTCTGTCTGCTGGGCTCGCCCGGCACCGGAAAGACTACGCTTGTGCGCTCGTTAGCGGAGTCCAATCCCAATGTCCAAATCGCGTACTGTGCTCCGACTGGTAAAGCCGCAAAGCGACTCGAAGAAGCAACCGGACAGCCCGCGCGAACCGTGCATCGCCTCCTTGAGGCTGGAATTGATTCGCGCACTGGCAAATTCAGATTCCGACGCAACGCAAGTAATCGCCTCAGCTGCGGCATCGTTGTGTGTGATGAAGCCTCGATGCTCGATATCTGGCTGTTCAACGCTTTGCTGGAGGCGCTTGCGGATGATTGCCGACTCGTTCTTGTAGGCGACATCTACCAGTTGCCGAGCGTCGGGCCGGGGCGAGTGCTCGCGGACCTGACGAAGAACGGCGCAGTGCCGAACGTCGAGCTGACGCAGCTCAAGCGGCACGACCCGGACCTACTCATCGCGAAAAATTGCGCACAGATAAAAGCGGGACTCACGCCAGTCATCGCGAACGCCGCCGCGAAGGATTTCTTCTTCATGGAAGTGCCGGGCAACGACGGCAGCGAGATGCGCATTGCGGACCTCGTGGTGTCGCTTGCGGCCGAACGGCTGCCCGCGAAGTACGGGGCGGACCCCAACCGCGACATCGTCGTGCTCACGGCATTGCGCGAGCGGGGGCTGTTGAGCGCAAAGCATCTCAACGCGCAACTGCGCATTCGGAACAACACGGAGAGCGCACAGGCATTTGCGCCCGGCGACCGCGTGATTCAGCTCTCGAACAACTACGACCTTGACGTGATGAACGGTGACATCGGCACGGTCGTGCGCAGCGACGGACGCAATCTCGTCGTGCGATTCGATACGCCGGAGCGATTAGTCACCGAGGACAAACCCGATGCCGCGCTCAACCTCGCGCACGGCTGGGCGCTGACGGTCCACAAGGCGCAAGGCAGCGAATGGGAGTGGGTAGTCATTCCGATTCACGAGAGCCAGGGCGCGATGGTGCCGGACCGCGCGTGGCTATACACCGCGATATCGCGGGCGAAACAAGGCTGCGTGCTGGTCGGCAGCAAGGGCGCGATGCAGGCGATGATACAGCGCGTAAGGCCGCAGATGCGGTGGACGAGACTTGCGAACTTACTACAACGAGATTGAAATCCGCTGACCTCACAATCCTCGTCGACTCGCGCGAGCAGCTTCCGCTGCGCTTTCGCGAGCTGCGCAGCGAGCGCGCCACGCTCAAAACCGGCGACTACTCCGTGCGCGCGGGCAACCTCGACCTGCGCGATGTCGTCGCGATTGAGCGCAAGAGCGTCGCGGACCTCGTCGGGAGCCTCGGCGCGGGCCGCGAGCGGTTCGAGCGCGAGCTTGAGCGACTTTCGCGCATTCGTTGGCGCGCGCTCGTTGTCGAGGGCGAGATGCGTGACATTGCGGCGGGCACGCGGCATTCGACGCTGACGCCGCGACAGATAATGAGTCCGTTGCTGGCCTGGACGTGGAAGTACGGACTGCCGGTGTGGTCGGCGCCGGACAGGGCGTGGGCCGCGAGAATGGTTGAGCTGCTGCTGTGGCACGCGGCGCGCTATGCGCTGCAAGAGAGGAAGCAATGAGGGGTTACAAGTTTTTGCAGGCTGACATGCGCTCCGGCGCGGGTGATGAACCGCCCTGGCAGATTGGTGTAGAGCGAAAGATACCAGCGGGGCGACAAGCCGATATCAAGCTTTGCGAGTACGGCTACCACGCCAGCCCGACCCTATGGGACGCGCTGCAATACGCGCCGGGGCCGGTAGCGTGTCTGGTCGAGACTGGCGAGGCGGTCCAGACGCAAAATGACAAATGGGTGTCGGCGTCGCTGACCGTTATTAAGGCCGTGAACGTCGAGCGCGAATTGAGGCTGTTCGCGGCGGATTGCGCTGAGCGGGTGCTGCACATCTACGAGAGCAAATATCCAGGCGATGATCGTCCGCGCAAAGCTGTCGAGGCAGCGCGCGATTTCGCGCGTGGTCGGATTACTGAGAACGTGCTGGACGCCGCGCGTGCCGCCGCGTGGGACGCCGCGCGTGCCGCCGCGTGGGACGCCGCGCGTGCCGCCGCGCGTGCCGCCGCGCGTGCCGCCGCGTGGGACGCCGCGCGGGCCGCCGCGTGGGCCGTCGCGTGGGACGCCGCGTGGGCCGCCGCGTGGGCCGTCGCGTGGGACGCCGCGCGTGCCGCCGCGCGTGCCGCCGCGTGGGACGGCGAGACAAAATGGCAGCGCGAACACTTCGACGAGATGTTTGGCGGGGTTTTCAAGTGACCTTTTCAGACTTTCTCGCGCGCCTCGCCAACGTCCGCGGCAGCGACGACAAGCGCACGGCGCGCTGTCCCGCACACGAAGACCACGACAATTCCTTGTCGGTCGCGCAGGGCGCTAAGGGCATCGTACTTAAATGTTTCGCGGGTTGTTCGGTCGAGGCGATCTGTTCTGCGGTCGGCATCGAGGTCAAAGACCTGTTTCCGCCGCGCGAGGCGAAGCCTGCGCGCAAGCGCCGCGAGCCGGAGCCGCCGAAACCGTTGACGCTGGCGGACTTGGCGATCGCGAAGGGATTGCCCGAGGACTGGCTACGCGAACAGGGCGTCGACGACCTGCCTGACGGCTCAGGCGTCGCCATCGCGTACGTCCTGGAGGACGGCAGCCAGCATGCGAGACTGCGCAAGCGGGCATCGCTCGGCAAGGACGGATGGTCGTGGACCGGGCCAGCGGGCGTGCCGGTTGTTCCCTACGGACTGTGGAGACTGCGAGAATGGCGATAAGCGAAGCAAGGCGGGCGTGGCTTGAGAAAAACCGCGAGCGGTTGCGCAAATACAATCGCGAATGGATGCACGCCAAGCGGGTAAGGCAATATGCGGAGCGCGAGGCGGCCGGAAAGCGGGTGCGCGTTGATGCGGGGGCTCCGCGTGTCGGATTTACGAATCACGGTAAAAATCAAGGCTTGACCGCGACGGCGACCGACATTCTTTATGGCGACGGGCTATTCAGCGAGTTCGTCCTGCCATGCCAGCTCCCGCGCCGTGAGCCGACGAGTAGCCCTGAGAGCCAATTGTTTGCGGCAGTCTTGGAGCTCGCGTGGTGGGACTATCGCAGAAAACCGCCGAAGCGTGTTGCTGAGCGGAAGTCGTTGATCAGCTGGGTGATGGGCGACCCCGCGCCGGTGCCGTTCGAATTGGCTTGTGCGGCGGCCGGGCTGGACGCAGAGGCGGTTCGCGCGCGGTATCTTCGGATGGCGGCGTGCGTCGAGTTGGCGGAGGGGCTGCGGAGGTTGCATGGCGGCGTATCTGATCCTAGTTGAAGGCGAATCCGATTGCTGGACGCTCTGGCATCACGGATATCCCGCGCTCGGCATTCCCGGCTCATCCAACGTCAAATGCCTCGCGGCGGAGCACGTCGCGGGCTTTGACCGCATCGTTATCGTCAGCGAGCCCGACGTCGCCGGCCAGAAGTTTCCCGCCGCGCTCTCCGCGCGCCTTCGCGAAATCGGGTTTGCCGGCCGCATCGAAACGCTGTTCATGGGACCGAGCGGATTTAAGGATCCCTCGGCGCTCTACCTCGACGATCCGCCCGGTTTCCGCGAGAAATTCGATGCGCTGCTAAAGGAAGCTGCGCGCACGGTCGAAACCCCACCGACGGTCGCGGGGCCGTACGAAATCCACAAGGACGGCTCAACCATTTTCCGCAAGGCCATCAAGTCGGGCCGTACCGAGGTCTTCGTCGAGGAGGTATTGGCGAATTTCAACGCGCGCATCATCGAGGATGTCCTGAAAGACGACGGCTTGAGCCAGGAGCGCATTCTGACGCTCCGCGTTCAGGTGGACGGGAAGTCGCCGCAGACCGTCGAGATCCCGGCTGCGCAGTTTCCGGCGATGAACTGGGTCGCGAGGCTGCGCGGCGGCGCTGTGATTTCGGCCGGCATGGGCATTCGCGACCGGCTCCGCGAGGCAATCGAGCGATTGTCCGGCCAGATGCTCGAACGGACCATCTACACTCATACTGGATGGCGCGAAATCGACGGCGACTGGGTGTACCTTCACGGCGGCGGCGGGATCGCGGCGGACGGTCTGCGCGGCGACATCCAAGCCGAACTTCCGCCGAGCCTGTCGGATTTTCGGTTGCCGGTGCCGCCGGAAGGGGCGGAGCTCCGCGAATGCCTGCGTACGTCGGCGGGCCTGCTCGAGGCCGGACGCGCGCGCGCCGAGCTGGTCGCGCTTTTCGCCGCCATTTGGCGGGCCGCGCTCGCCGAAGCCGATTTTTCCGTTTTTTTGGTCGGCGAAACCGGCACCTACAAATCCAGTCTTGCGGCTGTCGCGCAGCGGCATTTTGGCGCCGGATTTGACCGCGAGCGGTTGCCCGGCAACTGGGCGTCCACAGTCAATTTCAACGAAAATCTCGCCTTTCGCGCCAAGGATGCCCTGCTAGTGATCGACGATTTCCGGCCAGCTACGCACGGGCTCGACAAGAGTCTCCAACAAGCGGCGGAGCGGCTTTTCCGCGCCCAAGGTAATCGGCAGGGTCGCGGACGACTGGCGGCCGACGCGAACGAAAAGCCGACGCGGGCTCCGCGCGGCATGATCCTCGCGACTGCGGAAGAATTTGTCTGGGGCAGCAGCCTCGAGGCGCGCATGGTCGTCTTGGAGGTCGCGCGCGGCGACCTAGACCTGGATCGGCTCATTGCGCTGCATCAGGCGGGCGAGACGGGCGTTTTGAGCGCCGCGATGGCCGGTTGGATCAAATGGCTCGCTCCGAGGCTTACGGAAATCCGTAAGCGCATCGCGCGACAGGCGGCCGAGGTCGCGCGCGGTTTCAATGCTCATCCGCGGACGGCGCTGGCGCTAGCCGAGCTTCAGGCGACCCTCGAAGTCTGGCAAGAGTTCTCGGGCATCAAAATCCCGGATTGCGACGCGCTTTTCTTCGAGAAGGCGAAGAAGCAGGGAAAAGAGGCGCGCGCGAACCAAAATCCCGTTTCGCGCTTCTTCGACCTGTACGCGCAAGCGCTTCTCGCCGGTCGGACGCACGCCCGCACCCTCCACGGCACAAAGCCGGCGACTGGCGTTTGGGGCTGGGCGACCGATAAGACTGGCACCTACACCCCGCAAGGGCCGTGCAGCCTCTATATCGACGAGGAAAAGGACCGCTATCTGCTCGCGATCGACGTGGCGCACTCGGTCGTCTATCACATGGCGGTGGACGGCACTCGCCCGAGCGTCGGCGTCAGGATGCTCACGAAATTGATTGCCGACCAGGGCTGCCTCGCCAGCAACGGCCACGATTTCGGCTTCGAGAGCTACAAGGTCAGGGTCATCATGGACCGTACCCAGGTCTATCTTCTCGACATAAAACCCGACATGTTAGTTGCTTCCTAACCGCGAGCGTCGTAACCCCTTGATTTTACAGGTTGTTAGAAAATTAGTTAGGTAGGTAATTTTTATAAGACATGACCCATTAGACGTGCGCGCACACGCGCTGTCAGAAAATCGGCCCCACACCCCATATATAAGAGTCGCACAACGTCCAATAAGATTTTCTATTATCTAAACGACTAACTAACTAACTATCTAACATATATATTCTATCTTATTGATTCTTAAGGGTTTTTGGGTCTTGTGGTCGGTGTTAGGAAATTTTCAGCGGGTCAATTATCTAACTCGCCTAGATTATCGACCTCTGCGAGGAATCGCGAAAGGGCGCCGTCGAGGATGGCGGCTTCATCGCGAAAGCCGACGGTCAGGCCTCGCTGGTAGGCCATGACGGCCACGTTGATGAGGGCTAGCCGAAGTTCGGTCTGGATTTCGTTCATTTCCCCTGTCTCCATGTTCATAGCTTCTCCTCGATTTCCTCATCTGCGTGTTTGCCGGCCGGATCGAGAATGTCGCCGCCGCAGCTGCGGTGGGTGATTTCCAGGCGCGGGCCGTTCCACTCTGGCCAGCGCACGCCGCGCATTCTGAAGTCTTCAATATCGACCGTCCGGCGGCAGCTCTCGCAGAGCCAGCGCTTGCGCGTCCATCCCGCCGGCAACTTGTCGATGCAGGCCTCGCAGTCGTAGCACGCGCCCGTCGGCAACCAGCGCTCCAGCATCAATCCGGTTTCGCGGTCTTCAGGCTCGGGGGCGCAATGGTAGCGGTCGGCGTGCCCGCAGGTCGCGCAGCGCGCGTCCTCCGGCCATTGTTCGCGGGGTTCCTCGGGCCATCCGTACGTCATCATCGTCGGACCTCCTTGCGCGACCCGTACTGGTTGTCCCGCCAGACGATCGCGACCGTGACCAGAGACAACAGGATGCCGAGCTTGACGGTGCCGTAGAGCAGCATCAGGCCGAGCGCGATGCCGGTCAGGCTGGGCGACCAGAGGGCGAGAAAATTGGCCAGGCGTTTCATCGTGTCTTTCTCCTTACGGATTTTGGTCAATTCCGACGGTCGCTAGCCGCGCCGACCGCTAGCCGAGCCAGCGCCGTCGTTTCCGCCCCGTCGCAGATACCGCTTGATGAGCATGCGCACCAGGGCGCGGAAGCTGCGGTCGTCCTCGCGCCTCGCCTTCTGCCGAGCCGCCTCGTAATCCGCGCGGTCGAGCTCGACTACGACTTTTACGCGGTCTTTTGCGATGTCGTCTGCCATGTTCAATCCTTAAGCTGCGACGAGTCGTCGTCGTCGCTCTGGTCGGCGGCGGCCTGGATGCGGGCTTCGAGATATTGACGCACCCTGTCGAGGATTTCTAGCGGAGTCCTTCGGCGCGCTGCTGGCGCAACCACGCCAGGCGCTCGCGTGCTAGCTCGTCGTGGTCGTCGTGGTCCTCGGCGCCACCAAAACCCTCGACCTGGAAGATTTGCTTGAGCGCGTCTTTCTCTTCTGCGCTCGCGTCGGGTAGCTGGTCGATTGCTGCGAATACCGATTGTGTTTGCTCATCCATCGTCGTTTCCTCCTCTATGCGATATCTAAACGATATCGTATTGATGGATATTTGTCAATACCCCGAGCGAGGTTTTTTCGTCGCGCGTCCGCGGGCGGGAACGCCAAGGCGAGCGCTCTGTTGCCCACCCAGGCTTACGAGGCGAGCGCCCTGTAATACATAGGCTCGCGCGCTCTGGCTGTGTAGTTGGTTCTGCTCGCGCGCTTCAATGACGACATCAAGCTTGGAACGTTGCGCTCGATAATCGTTCAAGCATCTTGTCGTAAGCCCGCAAGTCGTTGGGCGAGGGCGCAGAACGAAGCCCCTGACCCGAACTCCCCTGCCCCAGGCCAACGCCTGGGCCATGGTTCGCGGACGCGCGCGCCAGGCCGGACTCGCAACTAAAGTCTGCAACCACTCGTTCCGGGCCACCGGCATCACCGCCTATCTTGAGAACGGCGGCCCGCTGGAGAAGGCCGCCGCCATGGCCAACCATTCGAGCACCCGCACGACGCAACCTTACGACCGCCGCTCCGACGAAGTGACGCTAGATGAAGTCGAGCGTGTGGGGATTTGAGGAGAACTCACAGGATTTGCTTTTGCTTGACAGATTCCCGTACGATGTAAGAAATAAAAGGGGCGAACCATCATGAATCAGAAGCCGGGCAGCGCTCAACTCCGCATAGTGCCGTTTGGAACGCTGGAAGCGTTTGTCGTCATAGCCGCACCCCAGCCGTCCGAGCCGCAAGCCGCGGACCTAGACAGCATCAGACTCTTGGATGGGAATACAACCGCCCAGACGGAGATTCTCTCCTTCCCATCCTTTTCTCAGCGCTAACCTACGGCCAGTCCGTCATTTTACTCCACGCCGCGCCCTGTAGTCGGCCCTCGAAGCCGACGATCGGCGATTGCTTCTGCAGCTCCTGTTGAATCAGTGTCTGAATCTGTTGTTGAACCTGCTGGAGCAGCTGCTGCGCCGCCTGCTGAACGCCTGCCGGCAGTTGTTGAGGTTGAATAGTCGGCGGCAGTTGCAAGTTCAAGTTAAGCGTAAGATTGAGCTGGGGAGGCGTCTGGCGTTTGTGGCGGCCATACAGATCAGCCTTGAAATGATGTGACAGAAGCACGGACTCTATGCATCCCATGACGAGCTGATCTGTGCGCTCGTCCTGTCCATCCGGTATGTATGTGTTTGCATCAAAAGGCTCTCGCAACCGAGTGAGGGACTCGTAGCACTCGAACAAGTCCCACATTATCTTCTCCAGAGCATCACTTGGGCGTGCGACATTTAAACCGACCTCTTCTGCCTCCTTCGCACCGATGGCGTGGCCATGTTGATAGGTTTTTTCCGCCAAGCTGTCGATTATCACCTGTATGCGCTGCTCATCCGGCGGCTGCTTTCTTGCCGTCAGCAATTTTCGAGCAACCGACCGAATATGCGCATGTATCCGATTGATCCCGCCGAGTATCCAAGGCTGATCGAGTTTGCCCGTTAGCGCCGAGAACGGCGCTACAAGCGCCGACTGGTCCGATAAGCCTGCTTTCTCTCGCGCAAAGCGAAAATACGAAATGATGTCTTCCACTGCGATCTGTTCCTGAACGACAGTGCCGCCTTCGCCCTTCCGGCGAACTTGTAGTTGCGGGTCTATCGGTCCCAATTCACCCTTCCGCCCCATCACGATCTTGTCGGCACCGATCGCGATCATCGTTGCAGCGCTGGCCGCCTTATAGGGAACCAGGACTGAGAACTCTTCTGCAAATTCTCGGATCATCGTTACGATTCGCCACGGGACCTCTGTTAGACCACCAACAGAGTAGAGAAAAAGATCGACCTTCGAGGCTTTAGGAAGCGCTCGCAAATGATCATAAATTGGACGAACAGCATCCTCAGCAATCTGCGCCAATAGAGGCATCTGCGGACTTTGTCTGTCTCCCAGAAAATAGGTAATGACCTTACTTCCGCGCTCGGCTTCGATCGCTTTGATGAGGTCGTAGCGTTTCTGTGACTCAGGTGAGAGCGCCATTTGTCCAATCTCCCTCTGTATTAGCCGGGACCACGATCCTCTCACGCCAGTTCGCGAGGGAAGTCCCTCCTCATCAAAGAATTCCCGACTCTCGCAAGGCCCTCTTGACGCCTTCAGGATCAGGCATCACGTAGTAAGCGCGGCGGCCCCCACGGCTGCCGCCGGTCTTCTCTAACACGCCGACCAGCCCGAGCTCCTAGGTGTCCGAATTGACCGGAGCGACGGTAACGACGCGCATCGGCTCGCCGAACAGCGCGCCTGACAAAACCTCGCCCCGGCTATCGGTTGATTATCGTTCGACAAGGCTCCCCGCCTCGCTCACCATCGCCAATCTAGCACAATTACCCATTTAGCTCCCTTGTCTGATGGGATCGCGCCCTTAAACGTCCAGTGGGCAGCTTTCATTGGTGGACCAGCGCTTCTATGCGGCGCGTCGCCGACGCGTGGCCTGAATCGGGCGGATGAGGACCTCGGCCGGAATCCCGAAGCGCTGGTTGAGCCGTCGGATCATCTCAAGCGATAGACGCCGCTTGCGGTGCATCACCTCGTAAATGCGGCTCCGACCCCCGATCACACCGACCAGCGCGCGATGATCCAGTCCCTGCTGCCCGAGTCGGAACTTGATCGCCTCGATCGGGTCCGGCGCGTCCATCGGAAAATGCTTATCCTCGTAGGCCTCTACCAGCGTCGTCAGCACATCGAGACGATCTCCCTCCGGCGTCCCTTCTTTTGCGCCCCACAGCCGTTCGATCTCACGCAGCGCCGCCCCGTGGTCCGCGTCATTGCGAATGGGCTTAATCTCCATACTGAACCGTCCTTGCGTCAATTCGGTCGTATCGGATCGCTCTCATAGAGCGGAAAACCCAGAACGCCGGCCGGCTTTCCGGTCGAACGTCGCGGTTCGCTCGCATCCGTGACGACGATTAACGGCGGCGATGAAGGAATCGGCGAAATCGGCGCCATTCTGATACTCGCGGAACGACGACCACACTTCCTGATGGTCCTCGATCTTGAACTGCGTCGTGCGAAGAATCTTCTCCAGCGCAAGCGCCACGTTCTCGCGCGCATAGCCGTAGGCGGTCTCTAGAACCCAGACCAGCTCGCAGAGAACGATTCGGTTGATGAATCCAGGATCCTCCGACGAGCACTCGTTGGTGATAAACCGCGTGGCCTTTCTCGCCTGCTCGGGATCGTCTTCCACGAGATATCGGATGAGTACGTTCGTGTCGATTCCCGTCATTGTCGTCTCGCGCGCTTGCGGATGGCCGCCTCCATCTCTTCGAGCGAAACCCGCCGGGGAGCTGGAGCCAGAAGCCCCTTCAACTCGCGCACGTCTACCGTCGCGGGCACCAGAACCACCTTGCCATCCGCTTCGACGACAAATTCGACCCTGTCGCCCGCCTTGAGTTTCAAATGCCGCCGGATCTCGCCAGGTATCGTCGTCTGCCCTTTGCTCGTGATCGTGGAAGCCGTCATTTCCTTACCCTTCCAGTATTTCCTTACAATGACAACTTACATCTTAGGTCATCCCCTCGTCTAGCCCGAGGTCCTCTCCCTGACGTCTCCGATTTCTCCCGCCTTTTGTTGCGGCGCGGATGATCAGTCGCCGCCCGACCCCGCCTTGCGCGGCTCAGCTCAAGACCACCGCGCCAGTCCTTCGGACCGCTGCGCTCTGTCACGGCGGCCTTGAATCGCTGCGCCTCGCTCATTGGTCGCTCCGCAGCCGGGTCTCTTTCCTCCCTCGCCCTCAAACAGGGGTGAAGGGCCGAGGGGGAAAGAAAGGTTCGGGTTTTACGAACCAAAGCGCCCTGCCGCGTACGCGGAAGCGGGCGAAGCCAGAGGAGGATCAACGATGCGACGCAGGTTCAAATGCGACCCCAAGTGGATTATCGCCAGGTATCCGGCCAAATGCGCCAAGTCCGGCTGTGGTGCGCCGATAATTCCGGGCGAACGCGCGTTCTACTACCCCGAAGATCGAAGCCTCTACGGCTACCGATGCGGCCACGGCGAGGAAGCGGCGCGCGACTTCGCCGCCCATCGGATCGACGAAGACGGCTACTGAGTGAGGAGGCATGGGACGATGGACGTTTACGCGATTGTGACGGAGAAGATCATCAATCTGCTCGAAAGCGGCGTGGTGCCGTGGCGCCGGCCGTGGACCTCAACGGGATTGCCCCGCAATCTGGTTAGTAAGAAGCCGTATCGAGGCATCAACCACTTTCTGCTTTCGGCGTCAAAATTCGTGTCGCCGTTCTGGCTCACGATGCGCCAGGCAAACCAGCTTGGCGGATCGATCCGGAAAGGCGAGGAGAGCACGATCGTCACGTTTTGGAAGATAGACGACGCTGAACAGAGCGACACCGAAGACTTCGACGCCGAGCCGAAGGAGGAAAAGAACCGCCGCCGGTTCGTGCTCAGGTTCTATCGGGTATGGAACCTCGAACAATGCGACCTGCCGCAAGCCGTGCTCGATAAGCTGCCGAAGATCGAGATTCATCAGCATGATCCGATCGAAACGGTGGAGAAGATTATCGCCGGAATGCCGAAGCCGCCCGAGATCGTGCGCGCCGGCTCGGAAGCCTACTACTCGCCGATCACCGATCGCGTTACGCTGCCGCCGAGAGAACTGTTCGAGTCGGCCGCCGAGGACGCGGCGACCACGCTGCACGAACTGAGTCATTCGACCGGCCACGAAAAGCGCCTTGGACGGGAAGGGATAACCGAAGTGGCGCCGTTCGGCAGCGCAGTTTACAGCCGCGAGGAGCTTGTCGCGGAGCTTTCAGCCGCGTTTCTCTGCGGCGAGACCGGAATCTCGAACGCAGTCATCCACAATCAGGCGGCTTACGTTGCCGGCTGGCTTCAGCGCCTGCGCGACGATCGCAGATTGATCGTTCAGGCAGCAGCCCAGGCGCAAAAGGCCTCCGACTACATCCTGAATCGGACTCCCGCCGAGTAAACGGGCGCGGCGGCCGAGCCTTCCGCTCGGCCGCCGCT